GGGCGGGGCTGTCTCCTCTAGTTCATCCTTCACCGCGTCGTACAACTCTTTGATGCTCATCCCACCGCAGCGGGAGAAGCATATGAAGACGCCCTTCTCAAAGTTGAAGGAAGCCGACGCCGTACCGCTGGCGCCAGGCTCCTCGTGTGCGGGGCAGAAGGCTTTGTACTCCCCGTCCGACTGCTTTCGGACCAGGTATGCCTTGAAGACCTTCTCCCAGTTGCGGCTAGGCATCCTTCACCGCAACCTGCCATTCGGCAGGAAGCTCGTAGTCCGCATGGGTGTGGTCCCAGTGCTGGCGGGTATGCAGTTCCTCGTGCGCCACAAGGCGCTCCCAGGTGTTGCCGGTGAGCACGGCGGAACTGTGCTTGCGGGTCAGGTGCTGGTTCAGCTCGCGCCGGGTGGGGCTGCTGCCACCTCGACCACTTTCGTCAGAGGTGCTCTTCATGACGCTACCTCGAAAATGTTGTCCTCGCCGTTGTCCGCGCACTGCTTGGCGTAGTCGTCGTAGGAGTCTGTGATGATCTGCTCGGCGTCCTCGCCCAGCCGAAGCCGCAAAGCCTCCCAGATGAGAACGGTAAGCTCCTGGCTGAAGGCCGTGCCGTGCCGGGTGGGCCGGTAGCTCCCCCAGACGCATACGGCGTACCGCACGCAGGCGGGCAGAGCCACCAGGATGCGGTCACTGCCCCGCTTGTTGGTCCTGCGACGCACGTAGAGCTGTGCACTGCCAACCCGTATCCCTCTGCGAAGTTGCGCAGTCGGTGAAAGTCCAGTCTTCATGGCACCCCTCTCTTTACTACTTTAACTATCTCATCTCTCATCTCTCATTTGAGATATCGAGAAGAGCTAGGCTCTACCGGGGCTGGCGGTAGGGCAGACGTACACCGTAACGCAGCTTACCGATGCCTGCGGTATCCCTCCTCTGCGTCAAATATGACGTTGCTTCATGACCAAACATAGGGCCACTTGTATGTGAGATGAGACGGGTTTGGTTTTTGGCTGGCCTGGCTCAATAGAGGGTATGCCCCTCACGCGCGTAAGGGCTTCTTAAAATTGAGCCTATATAGGGTTTCCCAGGGTGCTGTCTCATCACCACTTTGCCTCTCAGCAACCCCCAACCCCCTTCCTTCGCAGGCACCCCGAGGATCGGTTCAAGAAGTACCCAGGAGCACACGGGTGGCCCTTCGGCCCTCTTGAGCCCGTAGCGTCGGTTCTAGGACCGATAGAGATGGCACGCAAAGAGGCCGCTACCCATTGGGTGGCGGCCTCTGTGGTCGAACTGGCTACTTGCGCTTGGCCTTCTTCGACTTGGCGTCCTTGATGTTCGTCACCTTGGCCGCGGCCTTCTTCTCGGGCGCGGTCTTCTTGGCCTTCTTCTTCGGAGGCTCCGGCTCTTCTTCTTCTTCGTCCTCCTCCTCGTCTTCTTCGAACTCCTCGTCCTCCTCCTCGTCTTCGTCTTCTTCGTCGTCGGAGTCCTCGTCGTCGTCTTCGTCGGCGTCGTCTTCTTCTTCGTCCTCGTCTTCGGTTTCCTCGGTGTCGGCGTCCTCGAATTCGTCGGCGTCTTCGAACTCGTCCTCGTCACCTCCGATGGCCGCCTGTGCTGCCTTGCGCGCCGCCATCCGCGCCTCGTCGAGGGCGATGATCTTGCCCAGCTCGAACATCGGGTCGTCGTCGTCGCTGTCCCGGCGACGCTGCACCCGCCCGCGGACCAGCTTGGCCTTCTTCAGGAAGGCGGCCACTGCCTTCTCGCTGCTAACGTCGAGGCGCACCTTGGCCTCCTTGGTGCCCTGGACGCTCTTGCCGCCCTTGAGCGCCATCAGGATCTCCTCGGTCTTCCACCGGGTGGAGTCCTTGTCCAGGTTGCTGTGCACGGTGCGGGTCCAGCCCTCGTACAGCGGGTCGTCGCGCAGTGCGAACAGCCAGGCGAAGCCGTCGTTGCCCGCCTGGCTGGTGTGCTCCCGCACGCTGACCAGCTCGAAGGTGTAGAAGCCGGGGCGGGGGTCGTCGCCGTCGTACGCGTCCCGCACTTCTGCCTGGTCGAGGTCGATCTCGATGACGCCGCTGGCCGCCTTGCTGGCCTTGGCTTTGGTGCGCTTGCTGGCAGGTGCCACAGTTACTTCTCCTCGGTCTTGGCCGCGCTTCTAGAACGCTTGGCCGGTTTTAGGGGTACCCCAGTGGTGGCCACTTTTTGCATGGCTTCAACGCTGGGGCGGTTGAGGTACTCGCCCATCGCCGGGTACCGGCTCTTGGCGATCCAGTAGTCGCTCTCCTCCAGCAACAGGCGGCGGATGCGCTTCTGGCCGGTCTTGGTCTGCACCCGCACCGTACGAAGCAGCCCTACGAGGCTGACGCTGGCACAGATGCGGGCGGAGGTATCCCCGCGCTTCGGACTGCCGACGAGGGGCATGAGCTGGCTGCGCTCCTCCTCGGTCTCGGTATCGAAGCTGTCGAGGACCATGGTGTTCGCGGTGTAGAGCACGTGGATGGGCAACCGGTTGAAGTCGGACACGTGCCGCTTCATCATGTCCCACACGATAGGGTAGTCGCCGATGGCCCGTTTGAACTCCGGACGCTTCTTGTTGCGCTTGCGCCCTTCGCCCATCGTGTACGCCCAGGCGTGCTCCTCGAGGGTACTGATGTTGTCGCTGATGACCCAGTCGTACTCCGTACAGCCGGGTCCCTCCTGGAAGTACTCCAGGGCCTCGAGGTACTCGACCCAGGTCTCCACCTGCCACTCGTCGGCGGTGCTGCCCATGTTGCGGGCGCTCTCGGTGCCCTCGATGTCGTATGACAGGATGAGGCCCTTCGGTGCGGTGCCAGCGAACACCGTCTTGCCTACGCCCGGGTTGCCGTACACCAGCCAGTTCCGGTAGACCGGCCGCGCACCTCCTTGCAGCGCAACGATAGCGCTCGGGCGTCTGCGAGGTGAGCGGCGGCGGGAGGCCACCATCAGACTTCCGGGGTGTGATGCAGCGCGCCCGCCGTGTCCGCCGTGCGGTAGTTGAGGTCTGCCTCGGTAAGGTCGGTGGACCACGCGACCAGATCATTGCCGACACTCTGCTTCCCGATCGTGTCCAGACGAGCACGGATCTCTTCGAGAAGCTCCCGCGTGGTGGCGAGACCCAGGTTGGCCTCGAGCGTGTCGGTCACTTTGAACGCGGGCTCCTCAGCGGGGCCGCGCAGGTACTCGACGAACACGTCAGCAGCCTTGGTCACCGCCTTGGCTAGTGCCTCGGCGTAAAGAGTGCCACCGTCTACCCCCTGGGATGGATCCAGGTAGTCGATGATCTCCTGTCCGACAGCGTGCACGATGCCATCGGTCACGGCGCGGTCGAGGGCGTGCTGGCGGAGCTGCAACTCCGTGGGTTTAGGCATCTGAGCCACGATAGTTCCCTTCTGTGCTGGCAGAGCACCAAGCCTAGCGCGCACGCGTACCACGTGGTCTTTCCGATGCGCTCAGAGCGGGCGCCAGCGCAGGACCATGTCCTCGGGGTCCGTCTGACAGATGTAGGCTCGGTCGCCCCAGGCGCCCACGGCTGCGAGCGAAGGGCAGGAGCCGCCCGGAGTGGCCGGTGGTACCTTCTGAGCGCCTGGTGTGCCGCTGAGGCCGTACAACGCCAGCCCTGCCGCGACCAGCAGGACGCTCAGGAACTGGCGCCAAGTCACAGCCGTACGCCGTTCACGGCCATGGCTTCTCGGTGGTCGGCATACGGGTCTCTCTTGAACAGCGTCGCTTCGGCGTACTCCTGACCCTGCAAGGGGTCCAGCTCGTCTAGCTGGCACATATCGAACAGCGGACACCGCACGCACTCCTCGGTCTTGTTCTTCAGAATGGGGAGATTGCCGCGGCGCACAGCGTTCATGTGCTTGGCTTCGTTGAGCACGTGCTGAGCCTGCCGGACGCGCTCCTCGGGGCCTCGTCGGCTGGTGTACCGATGGAACAGCGGACCCGGCTGGATGACGCTCACGTCTCCAACCACCTCTAGCTTGGCCGCAGCGGCCAGCTCCTCGAGGCGGGGAATGGTCGCCTTGGCCAGTGGCTTGCCGTCCGCAGCTAGGATGCCCTCGTTGCTGAGCGCTTCGATGTAGTGCGCCTTCTGCGGCTTGTTCGTGGCCTCGCCCAGTGCGTTCTTCGGGCGGGTGTCCGGCAGGGCCTTCTTCAGGGCGTTGAACACCAGGCCCTCGACGCGCTTGCTGTCCTTCTTGGTGAACACGCCCAGGTGCTCCAGCACTTCCGGTGCCACCCAGATATACGAGCCCGCCTGGTCGTTCAGGTCGTAGAAGGTCCAGACCGCCGGGAAGGTCTTGCGGGTCTTGTGGTCCACCACGTAGAAGCGCTTGGTGCTGCGGTCCCACACCACCATGTCAAAGGTGCCGCAGTAGACGAGCAGAAGCTTACCGGTGGCCGGGTCCCGTACGTCAATCTGGAAGGGTTGCTCGGTGTGAATCACTTGCCAGTGCTGGTCCCGGCCGTACCGCTGGGCGTACCCGATGAGCATCGCCTTACCCAGCTCGGTAGCATTGACGATCTCTTCCTCGTCGGCCTCCTGGCCTTCGGTGTAGATCTTTCCCACCTGGCCGTCGACCGCAGCTTCGAAGGCGGCCAGCACGTCGGCCATGTGCCCCCGCTTCAGGCCCACCGGGTAACGCACCTCGAGAGCCTTGTGAACGGCGGTGCCGAACCAGGCCCACGTCGGTACGCGGTTGCCGACCAGACCGAGCACCCAGCGCACGAACCACAGCCACTGGCACCGCTTGAAGTCGCTGCGCTCACTGGTGCGCATCATGACCAAGCCCGGCTTCGTGGTGTACTTCTTCATCGCTTGCCCCGTACTACATAGGTGAACATCTTAGCGGCCAATCCGATGACGTCACCATTAGTGCCTGGCGCCTGATAGAACACCACGGCAGCCCACAGAGTGAGCATACGAATGCCCAGCCTCATAAGGTACACCACCAGCGACACGACGCTCAGGACCAGCGCCAGCAACACGAGCAACATGAACGTCATTGCGCATCCTCCTTCTGCGTGGGCGACGGGGAGACTCGAACTCCACTAGACCGGCCAGCAACTGCGCAGACTGCATCTCCGGCGTGCCCCTGTGTCGGCCTAACCCCTACCGACATGTGCGACCTACGGTGACCGCCTGGCTGGCTATGACCCCGGGGTTAGCCGGGCATGGCAACAACCGCTCGCACTTCCTCCGTGGGGTGGGCAGGACTCGAACCTGCGACCTCAGGGTCCTCAGCCGGGGGCTGCATGCACCTCACCGATCCCGGCCTTGCCCTGCGCTCCATCCGCTGAGCCACCACCCCCGTAGACCCTACCCGTACTGCCAGGGCAGGGCCTCCGGCGCTAGAACGCTGCCGCGCGCTTGGAGGAACCCTTCTTGCCCTTTGCGGGCGCGGCCTCCGGCTCGGCGGCGGGCGCCGCGGCCGTCTTGGACTTCTTGCTCTTGGCCTTCACCACCGGTGCGGCCTCTTCGGCCGCCGCCGCTGTCGCCGCCTTCTTGGGCTTCCTCGGCGGGGCGGCCTCCTCCTCGTCGTCCCCCTTCGCGGCGCGCGCCTCGGCTCGCTTGGCGGCGGCGGCCTCGCGCTCGGCAGCCCGCTCCTCCTGCGCCGCCTTGATGGCCGCGTACGCCTCGGACTCCCGGAAGGCCCGACGCTGCGTCTGGGCCAGGTACACCGTGTACGGGTCGTGCTCGCCCTCGAAGTTCTCGTTGAGCCAGTCGGCCATCGCCTCGTGCAGCTCACCCGGACCACGACCGCCGCTGGACTCCTCGGTCTCCTCCACCTCCGGCTCGGGGGCGGGCTTCGCGGCCTTGTCCTTCTTCGCCATGCTGGCATCTCCTTGGTTGATGTTTGTGTTCGCAATGGCCATCTTACGCGGACTACGGGTTGCTCACGTGAGCAACTGCGAGTCCAGTCTGGTCAGAGTCTGGTGGCCTTCTTCACGCGCCCGAAACCCACCTTGCCCACCGTCACGGGCTTGTCGCTCGGCACAAAGCCAGGCTCCGGCGCCCCCTGCGAAGGAGAGGGCCGGGGTGCTGGGCGAACCCTCTCGACCTGCTTCTGGCGCGGTTGCAGGTATACCAGCCACATCAGCCCGCCCCCGATCACTACGCCGGACAGGCTGCCGAAGAACGCAGCTACTACGGTTGTCATTTCTCTCCCTCGCATCCAGGCTCGTGGAACATGTTGCGCCGCGCCCCGCACTGCGGGCACTTGCGCGCCTTGGTACTGCCCAGGTAGGGCCGTCGGCCGTCGCTGGTGGTACGGAGCAGCTCGCGCACGGTGTTGAGGCCGCGGCGGGCGTCGAGCACCTTCAACTGCTCGGCCAATGTGACGGCCACATCCCCGGCGATGTTCACGTCGATGCTGTCTTCGCTGCGGAAGTACACCACCCGCGCTTCGTGAACCCGGCTGCGCCGAAAGATGCGCCGGTGGAGCTGCTCGTTGGCTTCCGGTGGGAACATCTCGTCCAGCTGGAACAGCCAGTCGGCGGCGTCCAAGGTGATGCTGAAGCCGCCCGCCCGTCCGTTCATAATGAACAGACGAGGCCCTCCTTCGGCCTGGAACTCGTCCATCATACGATCCCGCGCGACGTCACTGCTACTACCGGTCATCAGATGGTACGGGGTGCCCTCCATGTCGAGCCGTTGGCAGAGCGCCTCGAGATAGGCGTTCCACTGGCTGGCGATGACCACCTTTCGACGGTTGGGGTTCGGGGTGCCGCGCAGGCCCATCTCCTCGAGGCGCTGCATCACGGCATCGAGCTTTCCGGACTCACCGGTGTACCGGACAGAGCCCTTCCCCTCCCCCTCCTTTCGCAGGACGCCGTTGGCGAGCTGGCGAGCCCGGGTCATCTCCGCCAGGCTGCCGATTGCGGTGATGATGCCACCTTCTACGGCCACCTCGGCGTTTGCCACGAATGCGGAGTACTGCGCTCGCTGCTTGTCGGTCATCTCACACACGACCTCTTCGTAACCACGCAGACCTCGGTGTGCTGGGCTCACCTCCTCCAGGGTGCGCCGCATCACGCGCGACCCTAGGTCTTTGAAGAACTGCTCCTCGCTCTTGCCGCCCTTCAACCGGCCCACCTTGCGCACGATCTGGGTCGCCCCGTGGCCGCCCCGGATGAACACTCTGTCCTCGGTCACTTCGAAGTTCTCGTCGGCCCAGCGCCAGAAGGCGGTGAACTCTTTCGGCCAGCCCCAGTGCAGGTGACCGAAGAAGCCCTCCACGTCGCCACCTCGACCGAACGGGGTTCCCGACACCATCAGGCGCAGGCCCAGTGGTGCGGGCGCCACGTCCAGGTGTCGCAGGCCATGGCTCATCAGGTTGCCCTTGGTGATGGTGAGGGCTCCGAGCAGCTTCTGGCTCTCGTCCAGTACCGCCACCGTCCAGGTGATGCCGAACAGCTCGGGATAGTCGAAGCCGGTGACCCGGAAGCGGGTGCCCTTGCCACCGCCCAACTTATCGAGGGTTCCCTGCGCGCGCAGCATCTCGGCCACTACGATGAGCACCTTGGTAGACGCGCGGTCAGCGAAGAAGGCGTCGAGCACCTGCTGGCGCTGGGCGCGCGTGCCCCGGGCGGCGTAGACCGGCCAGGGACCGCCCGAGAGGTGCCGTTGCCATACTGTCTTCACGCTGATCTTCGGGCACACGATGAGGACGGGGCCGACGGGGTTCAGCTCGTACAAGCCAGCTACCGTCGAGTAGGTCTTGCCGAGACCCGGCTCGTCCGCGAGGATGCCAGCGCCTTCGTAAGCGTGTGCGATCCAGCTGGCCGCTGCCCGCTGGTCGGGGCCAATCCAGGCCAGCAGCTCGGGCGCTAGGCGCTCTAGGTTCGGCAGGCTGGTGGCTTCGGTAGCCTCTGCCCTCTCGGCCTGCTGGTCGCGAGCTGTGGTAGCTGTGCGGTACCAATCGCCGAGGGCTCGCTCAACGTGCAGGTCCTTGCCCCACGCGCGGCGCATCTCCTGGCACTTGGCAATGCTCAGCGGGTAGCTGTACTCCGGCGAGCCCTTCAGCCAACGCCCACCACGCACCAGCGTGGACGCCTCGTCCCGAGCACTGACGAACTCCACAACGATGCGGTTGCCGCGCAGCCTAGCCTTCATGGCGCTTCCTCCCTGCGTGCGGGCGCTTGCAGTACCTGAGCGGGCCGCGCAGCCACACGCAGGCCCAGGCGCAGAAGCACCTTGGGCACCGCGTGTACTGCCACCACTCGACCACTACCGCGCCCACTCCGGTACGTCCCAGCCCAGTCGGGCCATGCGGTCAACTACGGTGGTAACCATACCGCTGTTGGGCCGTGTTCCCGCGAGATAGGACCGAACCAGCTCCTGCGCCTCGGGCGCCGCAGCCCGCAAGCGGGTGTGCAGGGTCCCCGCCACGATGACCGCCGCAATGCCTGTCACCCGCACGGTGTAGCTGGGCCTGGCCTGCTCGACGTGCACGTGCTCGCCGGGGCAGTGCGTAGCGCAGCCCTTGCGGTCGTACCCGCCCACCACGCCTCGACTCTCTACAGCGGCCACACCGAGCAGGTCGGCTACTGCGAGGGCGAGGGCCTGGGATGGCGTGCCCACGCTGATGCTAGTGCGCTCGCTGCTCCAGCGGGCCTTGATGTCCAGCACGCCAGCCAACCACGAGTAATCGCCAAGTGTGATCATGTCAGCGCACCGTGTGGATAGCGGCGAGGCGGACGGTGCGGGTAGGGCCGCTGATCACGTTTCCGTGCTTGTCCTCGCCCAGGTGCTCGCGGAAGCGCACGCACCGCTCTTCCAGCTTGCCGAACTCGATGCGGATGTACGTGGGATGCACCTTTGCCTCCTGCTCCGCCCACTCGGGTTCGCCGCGGCCATCGGCCAGTCGCTTCAGGTCGATGGCCCACTGGATCGTCTTGCCCGCCAACAGGGTCACGACCGCTTCGTCGGGCATGTCGTCGGAGATGAGCCCGGTACCAAGCTGCACCCGCTCGCGACGGCTGGCCTTGCTGCCCACCTGTGCGGCGTGCCGCCTGGCCCGAGGCGCCTTGGGCAGACCGGGCGCGGCTCGGTGGCTCTGGCCAGTGTGCGCGGCGTACAGCTTGCGCGCGGCGGCAGCCCCGCTCTTCGCGCCAGGTAGCCCCAGCTTCGCGCCGATGGCCATCCAGCTGAGCCCCTGCTCGCGTAGCTCGAGGCACTGGGCGCCCAGCGGGTCACTGGCCGCGTCCGGCTTGCGCACCACCCTCGCCCCTGCGGTCACCTTGGCTCGGGGCTTAGCATCGATCTGAGCACCGATAGCCTCGGCGAGCACGCGCGGTGTGCTGGTGCATCGCTTACCGTGCCCGTTGGCCTTGAGCCAGGCCAGGTCTCCGACCGTGCGGCACACCGGGCAGCGCTTGTCCTGGTCTCCGCGCCTGGCCTTGCTAGTAGCCTCGGCGATGATGGTTTCGGCCTGCTCGGCCGCTTTGCGGGTTGCGCGGGCAGTACGCTCTTGGCGGGTCACGGGGGTGCCTCCCGGCTGTCGTGAACGGGGTACGTGAACATGTTGGCAGCGCTCGTGAGGTAGCGCTAGGAGATCTCTAGTCCAGTTCGTCTTCGGGATAGACGCCCCAGGACAGGTCCTTCGTCGGGTACATCCGCGGGCGCTCGTGGTCCACCGGCGGACCAGGCTCGCCGTCCCAATCGGCCTGCTCGGCGGCCACGTCGCTGACGAAGGGCGGCGGGATGACGTCGTTGGGCGCCTTACCCTGGGCTATGACCAGCTCGCTCGTGGTGCCCATAGTGTGCGCAATCTCAGCGCCAGCACGGGTGCCGTCGGTACTGAACCTGAGGCACGGCTCGCCGCGCGGCCAGGTACAGCCCGGGTCATGGCCCTCGACGGCCTGCCGTTCGCTGAGAACCTCCCGGGCGAACCACTTATGCTTGGCCATTGCACTCCTTCCTCCGGCTGTTCTTGTTGTGCCAGTAGCCCGCCACGTCTAGACGGTCTGCGCCGCAAGGGCAGCGAGCGAACATCCATCCGTCCACCAGGCCCCACGTCTGCACGTAGCACAGGTGCCAGCGTCGGGGAAGCTTAGCCTCCCACCACGGCACACCGTTCTCGTGGTGCACGGTGTCGTGCCAGTGGCCGCTCACTGGTCGGCCTCCCAGCGGTCCATAGCCTCGTCGCGGATGCGCTCGACGTTGGGCAGGTAGGGGTTCTCGATGACGGCGATGGCGTAGGCGACGCCCTGCGCCTTACCCTTGTCCTCCTCGGCTGCCCCGCCAGCCATGAGCCGCTCGACGATGGCGTCCAACTCATCCCACAGCATCTCCAGAATGCTCTTGCCCATGCAGGCCTGCGAGGCGGGGCGGAGGGGCCGGAGACCGTTCACTTTCACAAGCCGCTTGACCGCCCGCTCAACGTCGCTGGGGTGCACGTGCCGCGCCAGCGCGATGCGCAGGTGCTTGCGGTTCAGCTCGCTGATCGGCTCAATCATGCCGTCCTTGCCCACCTTGGCCACGCGCGGCTTGTGCGCCTTCGGCTTGGCCTTCATGTCTGCCCTTTCTGCGGTCAAGCGGCATGCGCCGCTGCTGTCGATGTGCGCCAAGCAGGCGCGTGGGTCAGCTAGCCATTTCGGCATGACTGCCCTCGTCAAACTCGTTGTCGTAGCACTTGGCGTGGAAGAACTCTGTCACGGCCTTCCTACGAGGGCCGATGCGCTGGACGCGGGCGTACTTGGTCCCAGGCTCGATCACGTTGCCCAGGTGTGGGCACAGCTCGCTGTCGCAGACCTTGACCTCTTCGGCGTGTCGGAACTTGACGTTGTGCGGAACGGGGTGGGGCACCCTCACGGGCGCCTCCTCCACGTGGCCGTCTGGGTACAGCTCCCAGTTCTTGCTCATGACAGTTCCCTTCGGGTGGTTGCCGCACCGATGCGGTCTCCGCCAAGGTCCGCGTTGTGCCCGTCGCGATTGCCCGCGTACCGGCCGAACTCGTTGTTGTCGCTGTTCGGGATCTTGCGAGCCTTCTTCAGGTCGCCGTACAGCCCTTCGGCGGCCTGCTTGGCCACCCCAGCGCGGCTGACCAACACCAGGGCGCTCCCTGGGGTCCCGGTGCTGGTCTCGGCCATCTGGCGGGTCTTGGCAGCGAGCAGGCGCACCGCTACCCGACGCACGTACCCGTGAGCGTAGCTGACGCGCCAGCCTGCCAGCGCCCCAACCACGTCGCCGCGCCCCTCGGCTTGCTGCATGGCGCGCTGCATCTGCAGAAGGATGCTGGCGTACAAGTGCTGCACCATAACGAGGTCGCTCTGGTGTCCGGTGACCTCCAGGTACGCCCGCCGGTGGCCCAAGATCACGAAGCAGTTGTTGACGTCGGCCAGCCACAGGACCAACTGACGCTTGGCCTTGATCAGCGGGGTGTTGCGCTCCTCGCAGAACCGCATCTGATTGATGGCCTCGCGCTCCTGCTGGGGCCGCGCGGCGTCGAGCATGCCCTGCTCGATGGCGTACTTGGTTTGCAGCTCCTGCGCCTTGGCGAGGTACGCGTCCCGCTCGTGCTCGTTGTCCGTGCGCTCGGCCTTGGCGAGCAACGCAACGATGGTGTCGATCATAGCCATGATTGCCTCCCGGCTGTCGGTTGGGGCATTTCTCTTATAAGAACATACAACCACACCTGCGCTACCGGCGCAAGCTGCGGTCTGCCCGCGGTAACCGATTCTAAGGCCAGCAGGCGCCGTGCCCTAGGCGCGACAAGGGGCGCCCGTGGTGGGCGCCCCTGCGTCGGCTCTAGGCTACTTGCCGCCGCACTCCGGGCCGTAGCCCATCTCGTAGTACGGGTTGCCGGTGTCATCGGTCAGGCTGGCGCCGCAAGTGCGGCACTGGTGCAGCCGGTCCGCGAACAGGCGCCCACTGGCCTCGACACCCATCTCCAGGATGGCCGCGCATACCGTGCCCAGCATGGCATTCGCTCGCGGCAGCAACATGTCGGTGACCCGCTCCTGGATCTTCCAGCTACCGGGGGTCCGGCTGTTCTTGCCCCGCTTGCTGATGCGGTAGAACCGGGTCTTGCCGTCGACCTCGATCGCGAAGTTGCCCTCGTTGGCCTCGCCCATCACACGGGCCACCAGCTTGCGGGCCTCCGCGCTGGCGCTGGCCGCGGTGTTCTCGCTGGCGTAGCTGGCCTTGGCCGCCGCCGCCTTGCGCTGCGTCTTCAGTACCAGCAACTGTTCGATGACCTTCTTGGCGAAGCTGTCGCTCATGCCCTCGTGCAGCGCCTTGACGATGGCCTCGGCCAGCACCCCGTCCTCGGGCTGCGTGAGGTGCTCCTCAACCAGCGCGGTGATCAGGCGCACCCGCCCCTCGCTGGCGTGGCGCTCGAAGAACGGGCTGGTCTGGTTGGCCAGGCGCTGCATGCTGGCGCTGCGGGCCTCGTCCGCGTTGCGGGGCGCCTGCGAGGGAGCGGCGGCGGGCGGGGCGCTGACTGGACGCGTCTGGCTCTGGTAGCAGAACCTGACCTCGGCGCTGTTCGCGTGGTAGACGTGCGCCCCGCGGCCGTGGTTGCCGCAGCGTACGCCCTGCGCGGTGGTGGTGGTGTTCATGTTGGCCTCCCGGCTGTCGTTGCTACCCATACGAGAACAGTAGTCGGCCCCGGAGCCGTTGGCAACCCCGGGGCCAAGATTATCTCAGGCGTTCACTACCTCCCACAAGGGCTCGTCGGTGCCGTTGCCCTCGAGCTTGGTGCCGTCCAGCCACTGCACCACGTCGCCCTCGACGCGGTACACCTGATAGTACTCCTCGTCGATGTCGACCACGTCGCCCCTGCGCAGGTCCTTCGTTGCCTTCAGCATGGTCACAGCGCCTTTACGCAGGTGTCGAAGTTGGCCTTGGTGTCGTCGGTGGGGTGCCCGGGGCAGATCATGGTCTCGATGCCACCGCCCAGCCACGAGGACATGTAATGCGTGGTTGGGTGGGGCTCGTGCTGGTGGTAGTTGTCGCAGTAGTACGTCTTCGCCAGCGCCTTCGCGCGGGCGACCAGGTCCGGCTTGGGGGCTGAGCTGGTGGGCTTGCGCATGATTGCCTCCCGGCGGTCGGTGTTAGGAGAACAGTAGCAAGGCGCCCGCCCTTTGGCAAGGCGCCCCGCCACGCTTACTTGCGCTTCGCTACGTAGTGCCACACGAGCGCCAGGTTGGCGAGCGGCCCCCACTTGCGCCGCTTGACCGGCCGTGCGAAGCGCCAGTCCTGCCAGCGCTGGAAGCGCGTCGACAGGTACGAGACTAGGATGATCAGCAATGCAAACCCGAGCAGAACCGCTGCCAGGGAGAGCACCGCACCGGTGGCCGTCATCGGCGCTTGGAGTTGCAGACCAGCTCGACCTCGGTGCGCTTGTTGAACGTGAGCGCACCCGAGGACCGCCACTTGAAGTTCCCGCCTTCGCGCACCGTGATGAATCCCCGCGAGGAGGGGTGGTGGGCCTTCGCCGTGATCTTGAAGCTGATGTCATGGCGGGCGGGGTAGGCCACCGGACACACGAAACGGCCGTACTCAACGACCCACGTGTTGGTCGCTATCGACCTGTTGCCGTCGCTGTGATCTGTGACAACTACGTCCACCGTAGTCGGGCCAGAAGACTTCTCTACCCAAACGGTGATGTTGGCACCCCAGATCTGGCTACCATCGTCCGCCAGCCAGTCGTCGGGACCTTCGACGGCGTCCATGGGCTGGTCCGGGTCGGTGCCCTTCTTCGGCACGTCGATGTGCGGCCCCACCTTGCCCGCGTCGCAAGCAATACCCACCAGCAGGGCAATGCCTAGGCCTGTCAGTGTACGCCTTCTCACTTTGCACCCTCCCGGGGCATCGGTGGTCGTTACTGTCACAGTAGCGGGGCGCCAGCCCTAAGGCCAGCGCCCCACCGTGTCCGGTTCTCAGGCGGCCAGGTCCTCGGCGCCCAACAGCAGGCCCTCGATTTCCTCGGCGTCCATGTCCTCGAACTCGCGGGTGAGGATCAAGTCGTTCAGCGCGCGCCGGGTAGCAGCGGTGCTGAGGTGCAACTCGGCGGAGATGGCCTTCATGGTCAGGCCGTTGTCGCGCTGCGCCTCGACGTACTCGGCCAGCTCGCGGGCCTCGGTGCCCGGGGCCAGGAAGTGGATGCGGCGGGTGGTGCCGTTGTCGCGCTCCTTGTGCAGGACCACAGTGCCGCTGGCCAGGTCTGCGAGGAAGGTGGCGGGGGTCGCGGTGCTGGTGGCGGTGACGAGAACGTTCATGGTGTGCCTCCCGGCGGTCGGTGTTGCTGTTGTGAGAACACTAGCATGGGGTGGAGCGGGGCCACAAGGACCCCGCCGGACTTTCTCCTACGGGTTGCGAACCACTAGGTAGCACAGCCCGCCCAGCAGAGCCAGGCAGACGGCCGCGAGGCCAGCAGCGGGCGCAGGATGCGCCACGGCCAGACCCGGCAATGCCGCGAAGGCGGCCAGCAGGGTGTTCACTCGGTCACCTCAACAAGGGTAACGAGGAAGCGCTGGTCGCCTACGATGAGGTAAAACTCGGCCTGGCCAGGGGTCTCGGTAATGGCGCTGGCATCCGCCACATCGCCCTCTTCAAAGGCCCAGTCGATGGCAGCGTCTGCGACGCCCTCCGCTACGGTGCCCACGTCGTACATGATGCCTCCCGGCTGTCCGGCGGTGCCGTGCACCGCGCTGGGACCACTATGGCACAGCGTCCGATGAGATGCAAGGCGTCCCGCCCGCTCTCTCGCAGCCCGCTCAGATCGATTCTGCGGGCCTGGGCGCCCCGGGGTAGGTCGAGGTGTGCCCCTCGGGCCTACCATCGGCCTACGTCGTCTCAGGGGCGCCCCGTAGGGCGCCCCTGCTGGCGGTGGCTTACTTGACGCTGGCCAGCCTGGCGGGGCTGGTGGCCTTGGCGGTGGCCTTCTTGGAGGGGGTGGCCTTGCGGGCCTGCAAGGGACGGGCGGCGGGGGTGGCCTTCCAGCCGTACACCAGCAGTTCGACCGTGATGATCAGGGCCAGCGCGGGGATCATGTTGACGATGGCGCCAGCCACGCTGGTGAAGTGCCCAGCGGCCAGGTTGCAGTAGATCGTAGCGGTGAAGCCGAAGTACCGGCCGATCATGGCCCACAGCTTGGCCATCTTGTTGACGCCCGTGCTGGCCACCAGGGTGACCGCGCTGACGAGGATCATGGCGTCTATGGTCAGCGGGTACACGAAGGCGGTGTCGGCGGTGTTCCCGCTGGCCAGGGCGACCGTGACGATGTGCCGGTAGCTGACGTAGAACGCGGCGCCGCACACGATGGCGGTAAGGGCCAGACGGAGCTTCATGTTGCTGGTCATTGGGTGCCTCCCGGCTGTCTTGGGGCCGTACTGCCCCGCTGATGAGAACAGTAGCGGACCCCGGGGTCATGTGCAACCCCGGGGTCCTGACTACTTCAGCGGGCTCAGCCCCAGCCGAAGTCCCTGCCGTATCCGTCGCGCATGTTGCCCACCTCCCCTCGGTGCTTGGCAACCATACCTGCCCCAGGGCCGATGCACAGCCCCGGGGCGGCTCCACTACTACACCAGGCGCAGCTTCTCGGCCGCAACCCGGACCGGAGTGCCCTTGATGCTGCGCACCATGACCTTGCCGCCCTCCAGCTCCTTGATCACGATGCCGCCCAACACCTTGTCGGTGGATCCGACCCAGGTAACGGCCTTGCCGACCATAGTGACCGGAGCGGCCTGCTCGGTGGCCTTGGCGGCCCAGAACGCCTTCCGGCAGGTGCGGCGCGCCAGCGGGGTCTGCGCGTGGCTGCAAGCGCGGTGGTTGATCTGGGGGCGGCGGGGCGAGTGGTGGCCCTTGCGCTCCTGCTTGACGTAGGTGGCCTGCGCCCGGTTCAGCTCCGGCAGGCAGATCCAGCAGCGGCCACCCTCGACGCCGCCGCACTTGCCGTCGCTGTGCTCGTTTTCGTAGCCCGCTTCGGTTTCGCAGGGCTCGCAGGCGCTGATGCTGATCGAGCCACGGTTCTGACTGGTGGCGGGGCGGGTGTTGCAGAACTCGCAAAGCTTGCGTGCCATGGGGTGCCTCCCGGCTGTCTGTGTTGTTTGCCTTACATGAAGAACACTAGCCGAGTCGTCACCGGGGCGCAAGGCCCCAGCGACGAGTTTCTCATTTCTCCTGCTAGCTCACCACGCGGTAGGTCTCCACGGTGCCGACGCCGTAGGTCTCGAACACGCCGTGGATGGCCTCGCTGATGGCCTGGTTCACGGTGCGGGTGCGGTCCCAGCCCTGCTCATGCGCCTGCACGAACAGCGTGGGGTTCTGGTACTGGTCGAACAGCACCCGGCAGGTCTTGCCGGTCTTCAGGACGAACTGCACCTCGATGGGCTGCGGCAGCGGGGCGGGCGAGCCGTACCAGGTGGTCGAGCGCTGGGCCTTGCGGCACGCCTTACGGGCGGCGGGGGTGGCGGGGTGCTGGTGGCTGGTGTGGTCGATGCGGTCCATTTGGTGCCTCCCGGCTGTCGTTGTGCTGATGGTGAGAACACTACGGGGTCCCGGCCGACTTGGCAAGGACCCCGCGATGACTCTCTCAGCTCCTCGGGCCGGTGTAGCCTGGCCCGTTCTCCAGGTCCGCCCGCTGCCAAGCTTCCTGGAAGGAGATCATGCCCATCTGCTGCTCGTATCGCTCTTGAGCTTCGGCCTCGCGCCAGCCTGCGTCCTCGAGGTGCCGCTCGTACGCCAGCTCTACTGCCTGCTCCGCACGCTGCTCGGCCTGCTCAGCTTCGCGCTGAGCGTAGCAGTACCGCACCGTCTCGGCCGCGTCGTGGTAGATCTTGGCGGGGCGGAGTCCGGGGTGGTTGCCGCAACGTACGCCGCTGGTCAGGTGCTCCGCGTAGCCATACTCGTCAAGCTGCATTGTGTGCCTCCCGGCTGTCTGTGGAGTTGTCAACAGGGCAACCCTAGCAGACGACTATCAGATCCGCAAGAGACGGCCTGCGAGGGAGAGGGCAGGGCGATTGTCCACCAGACCAATTCTATCTGAGATCTCTAAGAAGCGCAAGAGAAAAGCGGAGATCCGTGACCACTGCCAGCCCTGGCCACGGATCCCCGCCTATCCGGGGAGGTGCGCTCTGCACCCCCAGTTTACCGCCGAGGCGGCACTACGGTACCGTCGATGGTCTTCGGGACCGGTGCGGTCACCTGCGTGCGCAGGAAGCCCGAGCCGATGGCCGTCACGAGGCTGACGAGGACGAACTGCTGGTCCGGGCTCAAGTGCAGGCCGAAGCTCAGCCCCAGGGCGACGAGCGCCTTCATCAACTGCACCGCCATCGCGAGCTGGCCCTCGCTGCGGAGCTGCACTGCGATGATGACCCCGGCGAGGGCCAGCGCGATCGCGTTGAGCGCACCCTGCTGGTCAACGGTCAGGTGGAGGCCGAAGCTGGCCGCCGCCATTACGAGGACCGCGAACAGGTTCGTGTACCAGACCGGATCACGTCCGAACCACTTCATTAGAACCACCTTGCCCTTTCGGGGGTACCTGGGGCATGCCCCAAAGCGCCGATTGCGTTCTAGAGGGGCTGCTCCTTGACGGCTTTACACCCCACAGTGTCCCATAGCCGATCCCAGGCGGCCAAGGAGTCCCGATAGGTGCCCTCCAGGTTGCGCCCGACCTCGGTGGTGGGCGGGGTTTCCTCGAAGCCCCTGAGCTGTGCGCGCTTCTCTGCTCGGTTGGTCTCGATAAGCGTGCAGTAGGCTTCCTTGTTTCCCCGGCTGACCACCACGATGTACGTGATGGTCACGGCGAATATGACAATGACCGTGGCAATGCCAATACCGATAAGGTTCACCAGGCGATTGATTTTCACCTGCTGCCGTCCGAGAATGGCCTGCTGCTTGCGTAGCTCCTCCACGCTATCCCGCCTTCAGGACAACGATCAAGTAGTACAGGAGGATCATCGCCGCGAGGACGCTCGCCGCCGAGGTTGCGATGGCGGCTCTGGAGTATCCGGGGGTTCGTCGCTGCCACGACGGACCTGAAATACGCCGATGACTCCCGGTGCGCCGAGGAGGACGAGACCCGCCGCTATAAGAAAAAAGTTGACGGATTCGGGGTGATCCCGCGCGACTTGCACCTGGCTGATCAGGGTGTATCCCCCCGCGCTCAGGCTCGTCACGTCGCGCAACCCCGCCATGAAGGCTGACCACTTCACTCACGTTCCCTTGCCCTCTCGCCTAAGCGTGCCGTGGGGGTATTGCGTCAGTGGATAACGGGGCCGCGCTCGATGCAGCACGTGAGGTGACCCGCGTACGCCTCCAGCTCGGAGGTCGGGTCGACCACCTTCCCGGCGGCGTCCACCGCCTTGCGCATGATGGTGACGATGCGGGTGCCCTTGGGAAGCTTCAGCGACAGCGTCACGCCGCTCTTCATCGGGAAGAGCCCATCCGCGTCGCCCGGCTTCCAGGCTCCGGCAACACCGTCACCGAACCAGATGCGCAAGGCGTACGGCTTGTCGTTCGTGTCATTCCCCACGTTCAGCCAGGCCTCGCGGGGATCCGCCGCACCAGCCTCGGTAGGCGGCACGGTGAGGGAGGTGTTGCCCTCCACGTTGATGTTGATCGGGCCGGTACTGGCGCCCATGTCGTCCTCCTCGGTGGTCGATGCCAGCGGCCGGTTGGCGATGGCCGCTTCTGCGATCTGTTCGATGCGCGCCAAGGTGCGGGCGCGCGCGGGAGTTCCGGCGGTGTCCCGCCAGAGGCCGAGATGCGTGTGCATGTAGACGGTGTCCGTGCTTGGGACGATGCCGTCCTCGTTCGGGCCGTCGTTGGGGTGCAGTGCATCCCAACGTTTGCGGGCGGTGCCGTCCGGGCTGAAGTTGACCTCCCGGATGGCGGCCAGCTCGGGGTCGCCCGCCTGGAGCTGCTTGACGAGCAGGTTGTTAAACCTCAGCCAAGCCTGACGACCGCCGTTGGGCCAGTCATCCCCGATGTCCTCGGCGCTGGCCGCATTCCCACCCGGCAACCTGTCTCGCAGTTGGCGTACCGAGTAGTCCTCAGTGGTGCTGCCGACATGGCTGGTCGCTGGCGGATGGTACTTGCCGATGTTCTGGCAATCCATGCGCCCGCAGTGGTACCCGCCGCCTGACTTGTGGCTCTCATCAGGAGCAATGCCGTAGTCATCGCCTCGCAGGCCAGTCTTGGCCATCATGCGTGTGCGGTGCTCCGCCAGGTCGGCGGGGATCGTTGTTGCCGTCATGGTTCCTCCCCTCTGTCCATACCAGTCTAGGCCACTCGCACGCCGCGCACCCACGAGCGCGAATACACGATGGTGTCGCTAGCGGTCGTTGTTCCTTGCGCCCAGCGGAAGGTCAGGCTGCCGTTGGCCCCTGCGATGAACAGCCCGCCTGGTCGGCAGGTCAGGGAAACCGCATCCGAGCCGCCGAGGAAGGCCGTCTGGGCGATGCTCCGGCCCTCCACCTTGATGAGGCCCTCGAAGGTCGTCACCGACTGCGCGGTACCCCAGCTCGCCCAGTCGAACGAGGAGCTGGCCGGACCGCTCCAGCCCGCCTGGAAGTCGGCCGCCGCGGGCGAGGTATAGATGATCTGCGAGTCGATGGCGTACACCCCACCGCTCACGACCGGCAGGATGAGCGCGGTGTCATCGGCCATCGTGTTGTTCTGCTTGCCTGCGCTATTGCTGGTGCGCCTGGCGAACAGCGTGTTGGGCGGGATGACGGCCAGCGGATCATTGACCAGATCCCAAGTGGCTTGAGTGGCGTTCCAGATGTAGAAGCGCCGGGTGTCCGTTTCCCGAATCATAAGCCCATCGAAGGGGCTGGAGGGCCGGGCGCCTGAGGTGCAGATGTAGGCCCCGTTGATGCTCTGCCAGATGGCCTGGGTGTTGTTCCATATGGCAATTCGACGGGTGTCCGTCTCTCGGATGACCTGGCCGTCCCAGGGCGCCCCCGGGCGGGTGCCGGAGGTACAGATGGTGGCGCCAATGGCAGCGTCGATCTTGTCCCAGTTGGCGCTCAGGTCTGCAGCAACGTCGACAAAGTCGCCGGTGGTGGGGTTCGGGTCCGGCTTGCGGAGCGCGAGGCGCGTCGTACTAGTTGCCATGGCCTTTGGGCTCCTTCGTTAGGTTGCTCGCTGACTTGAACTGCGCGGCTCGGTCGCCTGCGAGGGGGAGGGGCGGGGCGAGGCTAGCGGAGCGTTGCTCGGAGATGGTCTCCCGCTGCCTGTGCACGTGCTCCCGCTTGACCTCGACGACGTCGTCCTGCACGAGACACAGTCCGCGCATCTTTTCTCGGGCTGCAGGCTCTGGGTCCTCCCCGGCCCCCTTCCCTCGCAGTTTGGCCGCCCGCTTGCTGTCGCTGGTGGCCTTGCGCGCCCGCACAGCGCCGAGCATGGCAGTGCGAGCGGCCTCTACGGTGGGTGCGTGGTGCAGCTTGAGGTCTTCGGGCACGTCAGCGTGTGCGTGCATCTCCCACAGTAGGATGTCGAGCACCGTTTCGTGGTCGGCGGGATCCAGGTCATACTCGGCGATGCGCCACTCTGCGGCGTCGTATGGCAGGAAGTACGCCGTGCGAACCGTGGTGCCTCCGTCGTCAGTAACGTCCAACGTGCACATCATCTGGTGGCTGTCGTACGGCTGTACGTCCAGCAGCTCAATGATCATGGCTTCTCCTTAGGCTCGGCACACCCAACTCCAGACGTTGTGCGCCAGCCCATCATCCCACGAAACGCTATACCCGGTAAGCGAGGACAGGTTGATGCAGTGGTTGAAGCTGGGGGCTGCGCCGCTGATGCTGTAGAGCGGGAACACCGAGCTGGTCATGGTGGCGCCGTAGTTGATGGCGATGGCGCCGAAGCCTGCACCCACCACAACGCCAGAGGTGAAGAACATCGAGTCGCTGAAGTGGAAGGCGCTGTCTACCTTGCCGCGGCCGAACAGAGTCTGGGCAATCGGCCAGCCCACCGAGATGTATGTTTCCACTCCTGGGCTAGCTGGCTGGTGGCTGAGCACCGCACCGGTCTCCATCAGTAGCACCTTACCGCCGTCGATGGAGTCATCGCTGGTGCGCCGAACGCTCAGCTCAGTCGCGTTCTCTGTCCCGAAGTACAGCCCGTAGAGCTGGCCGTAGTGGTTGTCGGCCGGATTGGGTCGGAGAAGGATCAGCCCTGGGTTGCCAGGGATGATCTGCACTCCTGCGCCATCCACCGCAGTGCTGAACTCTCCGGTTATGGTGGCGTTTCCATTGGCAGACTCGATGTTGGTGGTGTTGAGTCCTGCCGAGTTGTACGCCCGTACGCCCGCGGCGTCGACCTCCACTCGAGCGCCGGTGTTGGCCGTCTTGATGCTGCCCGCCAACAGCCAGGCTGCGTTGATGGTACCGGCTGTAACCTTGCTGACGGTTAGGTCGCTGATGTGCGCATCGTCGATGAGCGTCACGGTGGATTGCACGGCGTTGCTCGGGCTGGACTCGTTGCCCGCTCGGTCAACCGCGATGACACGGATCCAGATAGCCTCGGTACTGTCCACCTTGAAGGTGCCCACCGCCGGGATCTGCGCCTGGATCATACCGCTGTTGGCAATGAGCTTGCCGATCTGGTTCGTGTTGTCCGCTGCGAAGCTGCTGGAAGGACCGAGGTGCACACTCAGGTACGCCAGGTCCGACTCCAAGTTGTACGTCCCGCCCGCCGCCTTGCCGAGGGTGTGCACGATCTGGATGGCTATCATGCTGGTCGCCACCACTGGCGCCGCGGGTTGGCTTGGTGCGAACAGATCCCCGGTAGCTACGTAGAACTTGCTGACGCTCCACGGCCCCTGGTGCGGCGGGTCAGCGGCGTCTACTGCCCGGATCTGGAACTCGTACTCGACGCCCGGGGTAAGCTCCTGGATCAGCATCTGGGTCTGACCCCAGGGGATGAAGACGGAGTGCCACTCGCCGGAGGACACTGGGTCAGTGATGGGCGCGCCCCACTTGTTCGCACTGAGCGCACCCCAGCGGTAGCCCGCAAGCTGGCCCCAGCGCACGCCATAGCCGATGAAGGCGTTGACACGGTAGCGCAGCTCGTAGTGCCCACCGTCGGTAATCGTGCTGGCGTCCCCGTTCAGGGGCTGCGTCCACACGGCCAGGATGGCAGACTTGGTCCACTCCCCCGTTGACGGCTGATAGCTACCCCCGCTGAAGGTGCCCCAGGTGGGCGCGGCGGGCACCGTGAAGTCTGCTCCGGCCTCGGGCAGATTCGGCCGCACCCCAATGGGCTCGCCGCCGACGCTGCTCAGCCCGCGAGCCAACTCCCCGACGACGATGGTAGTATCGCCGCCTTCGCCGATGTAGTACCGGCTGAGGTCGATCCATAGCCCATTGATGTCTCGGAAGGCCACCGTCCAGCCGTCCGGGATGGGCCAGGTCATCTCGACGCAGCGCAGGGCCATCGGGTTGATGCGATCGCCCGCCCAGTACACCTCGCGGAGGATGTCGTAGAAGCCGTTTTCCGGGTCGTAGACGTCGAGGTAATCGCCGACCTTGAAGGTGCCCTTGACGTCGTACTCGCCACTGCTCAGCTCGACACTGCGTCGGGCGTTGACAAATCGGTTCAGCTGGAGCTGCGCCCGCGCTGCGGCGTTCGTAGACTCGGTGCCGCTCTCACTGACGATGCGGGTCGCCTTGATGGCGTTGCCGCGAATGTCCTTGAACGGAGTAGCGGGTGCATTGGCGCTACCGGTGGCGATGCTGTCCCCGGCTCCCTCGGCCAGCAGCACCACCCGCGTCGTGACGTCTTCGACGTCTACGCCCATGGATAGCCGACCCTCCAACGCCTTCCGCAGGAGGTCGGCTCCCTTTCCCCGAGGGGTCAACAACGCCGTAGGACTGACGTTGTAGAGCTGGGCTACCGTACCGGCGTCCAGCGTCGCGTTGCCGTTGACGCGCCACTCACCGCCGAAGGTGTCCGTGACGTATGTGATGGCTTCCCGCGGTGTCTGCCACTGGTGCTTCCCGGTATAGGTACCCGCGATCGCATTGAGAGTGCCCGCGATGACCGCTCCGCCTGCGGGAAGGAGGGCGGTGACGCTGGCCGCAAAGGTAGCCCCCGTAAGGGTCACCGCTGTCTCGAACACGTCGCCCTTGTTGTCCTCGTCGCCCAGCCAGAAGGCCATCCCGCTGCCCTTGAGCGTGTAGTTGTTCTGGCTGTCCTTGCCTCGGTATACCCCGACGTAGCGAGCTGTGGTCAGCAGGTTGTCGCCGTACTGCTTGGGATCCACCTGCCCTGGCACCACCGCGATGTGGCCATAGAAGCTGAGGGCGTCCAGGATCTCCTTGGGCGTGTCCGGACGCAGGCGCAGCTCCCATCCGCCTAGCGCCTGCTTGATCTCGGTTACGCTCACCTGCGCGCCACCCCCACCTTCTCTGTCATCGCCCCGATGTACTGGTCGCGGAGGTTCGTAGCCTGATCCCCAGCCACTGCGCCAGTTCCGGCGGCCTCAACCCCGATGAAGAAGTCTAGCGTGGTAGTGGCTGCTTTGCTGATGCCGCCGTTGGCGTCGGCGGTGAAGCTGCGCGCGCTGCCCGTGACGAACCGGTTGCCCGCTGCGTCGTTGCTCGTAGCCCGCATGTACCCGCTGGCGCTGGTGTCGACAGCAGCTTCGAGGGTGTCCGGGGTAGCGACGAGGGTCACGGCGGCTACCGTCTGGGCGTAGCACTCGATGAACCTGGACCCCCGACGCAGACTGACATCCAGCAGCTTGCGGCTCGAGTCCGCTGGGAGCTGTAGGACAAGGCGCACCGTGCACATCTCGGAGTCGTTGCGCATCACGGTGGCGCTCTTCACGTGCGCCGGGAGGGCGGTCGTTCCGGCGTAGCGCACATCCCAGCTCTTGTCCTGCCAGGCTGCGCCCGTCCAGGCCGCCACTCGCAGGGTGCTCGCGGCCGCGATGGTGTCAACCTTTACCCGGACCAGCGCGTTGTTCATCTCCCAGCCGGTGGGCGTCAGGGTAATGCCGACTCCTGCCCGCTCTATGGCCCCCTGGAGCACCCGAACACGCCCTAGCAGGTAGTTGGCGGGGCTGGCGCCCCAGCGCGGGTTCGTAGCCGCTGGGATGCTCCGGTAGACCACGACAACACCATCCGCACTGGTCCGGCTCACGAGGCTGGGCACCGCCGTGCCTACCTGATAGCTGTAGTGCCCAACCGGAGGCGCGTGCCAGCGTTCTCCGGCGAGGCTGAAGTCGTTGAGACGCACCACATTGGCCAACCTCGACTCCAGGTCCACCGCGCTGTCCGGCCCGAGGAAACCCAGCGCCAGGCTCCAACGTACCTGGGCTGGCCCCTCCACCCACTTCTCGTACTCGGCGTTGGCATCCGTGACGACGTAATACCCGTTGTAGAGCGTCTTGCGCTGGAACACCGCGGGGAGGGTTCGCCCCATGATGCTGACGATGTCCTCCTGCTTGGCCTCGATGTCGGCCAGCGTGGCTCCTGGCACCGTCTCTCGGCCCTCCACCTTCACCGCGCGCTCGCCAGTGTTGGCGTTTGTGGCGTCTGTCAGGGTGTCCGTCTCCTTGAGCAGGAGGCCGCCGAGTTGCAAGGTTCCCCATGGCATTAGCGGTACTGTCCCTTCAGACGTTCGATGGCCTCGTTGAGGGTCACCGCGATGCGACGGCTAGCCTGCGGGTCGTTCATGTCCCAGATCCCTTGTAGGGTAATGTTCAGGCTCTGGATGACTATGCTGGCCTCAGCATGTCCGGCGGGCGCTGGCTGCGAGGAGGGGGCGGTCGGGGGCGGCACCAGCAGCCTCGGCTCCGTAATGATGTTGTTGGTGACCCCCGCCATTGCGCCGGTAGTGACGCCCGCCATGGTCTGCTCGGCCTTCTTCTTCAGAGCCAGCAAGCCATTGATGAGACCCTGAACGACATCCCTACCGCCCTCGTCCATGACCTTCGAGGGGCTGCCGATCTTAAAGGTGTTGAGGAAGCCGTTGAGCATGTCCTTGGCGAGATCCTTGATGAAGCTGATCGCCCGCCCAGCAATAGCCTTGGCGCCGTTGATGAGGCTCTGAATGATGTTCTTGCCAGCCTCGTACATCTGGCCACCGATTTCCCCAACGCGCCCAGGTAGGCCGCGCAGGAAAGCGATGACGTCGTTGATGCCGTTGCTGATGAAGTTGCGTGCGGCGTTCATCGCGTTGCGCGCGATGTCTCCGATGGAGCTTACCAGGCTGCTCAGCGCTGCACGTGCCCGCGCGGGAAGACCAGCTAGGAAACTGACGGTGGCGTCAATTGCTGCGCTTGTGATGCGCTTGACGTCGTTCCATAGATTCGTGAAGAAGGTGCCGACGGTTGTCAGCAGGCTCGTGATAGCCGCCATGGCTCGGCCCGGGAAAGCCGTCCAGAAGGCGATGCTCTCATCGAACTTGCGGGAGAACAGATCGATGAGGAAGTTGAACAGATTGGTGAAGAAGTTGACAACGAAGTCTTGCAGCTTCCGGATGGCGTCCAGCGTGCGGCCAGGCAGGCTGATGAAGTAGCTGAGTAGCAAGCCGATGCCTGCACCTACCGCGAAGGCCATCTGATGGGACAGGTTGGAGAGGAAGTCAATGAGCCTGCCCGGCAGTGCGGCCAGGAAGCCCAGGATCTGCCCCGGCAAGGCCACGAAGAACCCGCCGATGGCGCTACCCAGGTTCTTGAGGCCATCCAGCGCCCAGCTTCCAGCGTCCGCAAAGGCTCCGCCGATCTGTCCCGGTAGGTCTGCGAACCATCCGCCGATGTCACTGAAGAAGCCGCTGACAGCATCCCAGGCACTGCTGAAGGCTCCGCCGATGGCGTCTCCGATGGCGCCCCAGTTGATGCCATCGAAGCCGCTGCCCAGGTTGGTGAGGGCCTCCGCCGCCTTGACGATGGGGCTCAGGATGAACCCGAGCACCTTGGCCAGCAGCGTGATGATCGGCACCAGGACCTTCATGCCGATCAGGTTCAGGATGGGCGTCAGCAACGCCACCACCGGTGCCAGCAGCTTCGCAAAGATCGCGGAAAGCGGCGTGAGAATGGCGGCCAACTGTACGATGACCGGGATGAGCGGCTTGATGGCTGCACCCAGGATCTCGGCCAGCACTTGGAGCAGCGGTCCGAGGGCTGTGATGAGGGGTGTCACCATCCCGATGAGGGCCTGGAACACCGGCAGTAGCCCGGTAAGCAAGCTACTCACCAGCGGCAAAACTGCTTGCAGGATGGAGCTGATAGCTGTCGCCAACGAGCCCCCGAGGGCCGCGGCCAGCGGGGCGAGGGCCTCAACGATCTGGACCAGTAGCGGGCTGATCTGGTCGAACACCGGGATGAGACCGGTGAAGGCTTGTAGGACAGGCGCCACCAGCGGTACCAGCACGCGCAGCGCAGCCGTGAGCACGTTGTTGATGAGAGCGGCCAGACTGCCGATGATCGGCAGCACCGGAGCCAGCGCGGTCAGGGCCTGCCCGAGTACCGCGCCCAGCGGGGCCAGCGCGGGCGCCAGTTGCGCCAGGCCGCTCCCGAGGGCCTGCGCCACGGCGTTGAGGCCGGGCACTAGAGAAGCAATCGCAGGACCGAGCGCGGTGACGATGCTACCCAGTGCCGGACCGACAGCGCTGGCGATGCTTCCGAGCACTGGCCCTAGCTGAGCAACCGCACTGACGAGGCCGGTGAAGATCGGTCCGAGCTGGCCACCGATAGCGGCCAACCCGCTGAACAGATTGGTGAGAGCCGCGCCACCTTCCGCGCTGCTCAGGAAGGCGTCCAGGTGCCCGGTAAGGTCGGCGATGGTGTTGAGCAACCCACCACCCGTGCTTACCGCGGTGCCGAGCACCGTCTGCAGCACGCCGAACACATTCCCGATGATGTCGCCCAGCGTCTTCAGCGTGGCGATGGCGGTTTGGATCCACGACTGAAGCTGACCACTGCTGGCGATCTGACTCAGCCAGTTGCCGAAAGCCGTGCCAATCCTGCCGATCGTAACGGCCAGGTTCGGGAAGGCCGTCAGCCCCACCTGCGCAACAGCCAGCAGCCCATTCAGGATGGGGCCGAGGGCGGTGTTCAGCCCGCTGAGCGCGTTGCTGGCCTGCTCGAGGCTGCCCTGCAGGAACCGGAAAACGCCCTGGCTGGCGCCGAAGTCCAGTACCTGGCTGAAGATCCGGTTGAAGTTCGCGCTGATACCTTCGAGCACCGGTCGCAACCGCAGGAGGCTGTTGAGCAGCCCGGTGACCTGCGGAGCCAGGTTCTTGAAGGTGATGTTCTGGATGCTCTGCTGGAGCGCCTTCACCTGAGGCGCGGCAGCCTGGAAGGCTCGAGCTACCTTCTGCGCTTCTGGGGCCAGCCCCTTGATAGCTTCATCGAACTTCGCCGGGTCATCGCCGAAGGCGGCGGAGACCGCATCGCCCAGCCCCTTGAACGCGGCCTTGAGTACGCCCACCGTGCCGAGCATGCCTGCGAAGAGGGCGGGGAGGGCGGCGGAAAGGCTCAGAATGCTTGTGAGCGCCGGTATGACGCCCAACAGCTGAACCACCAGGTTGCCCGCGCTGACCGCGCTCAGGCTGATGGCGCTGGCCAGCGCAGACCATTTGCCGACGGTAGCGCCGATCCCGCCGAGCGTCTTGAACAGCGAGCCCAGGCGCTTGCTGAACCGCTGAACTTCCTTGTCGCTCTTCTTGGACTTGTCGCCTACGTCGTCAACGTCGTCCTTGGCACGGCGCGCCGCAGTGCCCCCGTCGTACTCGAGGGTGATCTTGCCGTGCGCCGTGCCAAGATCGTAACTCACCGTCTACTCCTTTGCCGGGTCCCGGTAGCGGGCGGTGCTGGGCACATAACGCCGCAGGACGCGCTCTCGAGCGCGCTGGGCTTTCTTGCCGTCCTTCTCGCCATCCCCGGCAGCCTGAAGGTCGGCCTCGAGCGCACTGCCCCAGCGCGTTACCGCGCTGTCGAAGCAATAGGCCGCGAGCGGGCTCTGGATGCCGTACACCTCACTGGGGCGGCATCGCAGAGACTTGCTCATCGACCATGCGCTCATCATGCTCTGTGGATCCCTAACGAAACGAGGCCAGGCTCTCCAGCCCGCCCGTAACCTCGCCGAAGAGGAAGAAGCGGTCGGTCATCGGGATGCTGTCGACGTAGACCAGCCCATCGATCCGCTTCACCGGGTTGCCGTCCTCGTCGATCACCGGGTGCACCTTCGGTGCCTCGACGGCCTCACACACGATGACGTTGACCAGCGCCATGACCTCGATGAGCTGGTCGGTGTTGGCCAGCAGCTTAGCCATGTCGACGGCAGGAGGACCGCCCTTGGGCAGCGTCTCCATCTCCACGATGCCGCTGAGGCTGTTGATGGCCTCCAGCAAGCCCATCTCGATGAGCCGCTCGATGCTCATCTCGTGGGCGCGGCACTTCTGGCCGGAGGGCGTGGTCAGCTCGAAGCTGACCACGGTGCCCCAGGACGACGCTGCGTAGGCCTCTTCGGACTGGGGTGCCCCGCGCTGGGCTCGGGCCGTCTTGGCCGCTGGCGTCGACTTGGCGGCCTTGCGCGCGTTCTCTCGGGCGGTTGGGGTGCGGGGCGCCTTGCCGTAGTCGGCGGCTGGTGCCATGGCGGCGGTCTTCTTGGAAGCTGGCATCTCTGTGCTCCTGTTCCGTGAGTGGGCGACTGGCTAGACGATGGTGGCTGCGGTCTCGTTCTGCACGTGATCCCAGACCGCGTTCAGGTTGGCCGCGGCGAGGCTGCCGATGCCGGTACCCTCGGCGTGCGTGACCCAGAACTCCTGGTCGGTGTGGCTGCCGCTGAACTTCTCGGCCTTGTTGCGGTAGATGACGGTGTGCACATCGCCGCCGGACTCGCTGAGGGACTGGCCCTCGACGAAGAAGTCCGGGTAGGCGTCCGTCGCGAGCCGCCGGTACACCTTCTTCTGCGCTGGGGTGGTGCCGCTGCTCGTGATGGTGCCGCCGAACATGACGACGCACGCCTCGAGGCTGATGCCGCCTGCCTCCAGGGTCCACGCGACCGCATCGACGGTGGTGCGCTTGGCCACCACCGAGTCGTCGCCGCGCAGCTCCTGCGTGCTGGTGTTCTCCTCGAACTCGTAGGTCTGCGAGTTGGGCAGATCCACGAGGGTGCCCTTGGTCCCGGTGGCGTCGAGGGTGCAGACCTTGACGTCCCGGAGACCGTACGGCAGCGGAATGACGGTGAGAGCCACTGCTTACTCCTCCTTCTTCTGTGGTGCAGGATCCCGGTACCGGCGAGTCGTTACCAGGCCGGTGTGGACGTCGAAGCGGTGGAGCACCACCACCCCGGGCGCGTGGCCGCAGAACCGCGAGTGGCACTTGACCTCGAGCTGGCCGTCCGGAAGGATGATGCCATGCAGGAGGCCCTCTTCACACCGCAGCTCCAGGCCGTCCACGCTAGTCGCGAACCTTCAGGTCGGGCTGCGTGCGCAGCGCCTCGATGAGTTCCGTGAGGGTCGAGTCCACCTTCACGACCCAACCGGTGTCCTTGTGCCACACCAGATCCTCGGGAACCTCGATGGCCTGCCCGGCGAAGCTGAGCCGCTCCGTCTTGTGCTTGGGGTCCGCCGAGGACTTCTGGATGGTGTGGCTTGCGATGAACTCCCGGCCGTACGGCTCGTGGCCGACGTACTCGACGACGACGTACTGCGGCTCGGACGGCTCCGAGGCCGATTCCGGGGCCTCCTGAGCAACGTCGGTCTCGACGGTGCTGCCCGGGTCCGGGTCCTCGGCGCCGCGCATCTGCTTGGCCATTACGTGTTCCTCCCTACGATTTCCCAACTCGTGATGTGCAGGTTGGTGTTGGCATCGGTGTCCACTAGCTCTCCGCTGTCGCCCGCATAGCTGCATTGCGTGAGCCAGCCGTCGGACCCCTGGAACTGCTCCACGCCAAGGAGCAGCGCCCGGACGATGTTGTTGACCTGTCGGATGCGGGCATACGAGCCGCGCTCGTCGTGCACCCGCACCTCGCAGACGCTGGCGTACCGACCGCTGGCCTTGCGCAGTTGCGGCAGCCACCCGATGACGATGTACGGCCGATGTGGGCGGTCCTTGGTGCTGCCCGCCTCGTAGAAGTTCCCCACCGGCACCAGCGCGGTGAGGGGCGTGTGCCCGATCAGCAGCTCGTACATGGCCTTGTACATCAGCGCCCCACCCTGTCATCCAGGCGGTCCAACAGCTTCTCGGTCATGCTGATGACCTTCGGCCCGTACAGCACGATGGTCGGCTTGACGATGGCGTAGTTGCCGTCGTTGCACACCTCGAGGAATATACCGTAGTTGACCGAGTACGTCATCACGACACTGAAGATGTCGTCAGTCTCCTTGACGGCCGCGGCAGCCAGGCCAGAACGCGCGTTGCTGGTGCGGTCCGTCCAAGGCGCCTTCGTCTTCATGTGCGCCTCGATCGGGCCATCCCAATACTTGCAGATCCCATACAGGGAGCGGCGCAGCTTGTCCTCCATGTGCTGCGGATTCTTGAACTTGCTGATGTCCCACTTGAAACCGCTATTCGCCATGGTAGACCACCTCCCCCTTCAGTTCGTACGAACGGTTCTCATTGATGAACACGACCTCGTACCGGCGTCCGTTCACAGTGAACAGATCCCAGCGAGCCATGTCCGCGTCCCAATCCGCCAGCAGTGCATAGCCAGGTTCCACCAGCTTGCCATCCAGCGTATGCCGCTCGGCTGCCCCACTCTGGAGCGGGATCAAACGCATGGGCTGCGAGGGGAGGGCGGCTGGGGCGCTCAGCACGTACCCACCACTCCCGTTCGCAGTGCGCGTGCGACGCTCCAGCACCACCGCGTCCTCGTCGGCGGCGATGAAGGCGCGCGTCAGGTTGCGCTGCATCGCAATCTCAGTAGTTGAGTCGAATACGTCAGGTCCTGCCGGTAGTCCCATCACACACCCCCTCTAGGCCCCGATCAGGGCGCCGATCCATCCGGTTCGCTTGTCACTGCCCGTACACGAGGCCGTCACCGACCCGGAGTTGCCCGCAACGGCTAGGTCGCGGTCCGTGAGAATGTGCAGGTGGTCGTTGCCGTCCATCCGCTTCGTCCAGGTGCCGCCCGCGCTGGGGTTCGTCCAGGTACCGCCTGTCCAGTTGGTTCCGACGTGTAGCAGCTTGCGGAAGGCCCCGAGCGTTGTCATGTTGACGGCAGGTGTGACGGTCCCGTTGGTGGTGTCCTGTGCCAGGGACAGGTCCCCGCCACCCGGGGTGTCGAACGGGGTTCCGGTCAGCTTACATCCGGTGTACCGCAGGGCTGCGCCTGCGGTGTAGACGTTGCCGGAGATGGTGAAGGTGTAGGTACCCGAGTCCGCGCCGGTGGCTCGGCGCCACATCACCATGAGCCGATGGTTCATGATGCCGCTGGCGGTGTACGGGAAGTCTCCGTGCAGTTGCCATCCGGTGGCGAAGGCGGTCACGGTAACCGTGGGGCTGTCGACGTACATCGGGATGATGATGATGTCGTTGTTTGCCACGCTGGCAGGTACCGCGAAGGCTGGGGTCGTAGTGGTGCTGGCTCGGTGCGTACCGGCCGTGCCGAACACTGGCGCAGCGCTCGGGCCTCCGCCTGTCGCGAAGGCCTCGAGCAGCGTCCCCACGCTCTGTGTCACCAGAACACCACCCCGACAACGAGATTGGCGCCCGCCACTGTGGAGCCGATCTGGTCGATGTCCGCCGTGATGTAGTCGCCGTCCGCGATGGTGGTGATGTCCGGCGTGGTCAGCACGCCGCCGTTGCCGGAGATAGCCACGGTGGGGCGGTTGCCCTGCGTCGTGTAGATGGTCGTGCCGTTCTTGTTGACGTCCACCAGGATGGCCGCACCGGTCGGAGCTGTGTTCGCCGAGACCCAGCAACCTACGACGTTGAGCGTCCGACCGGTGCGGTTGTACCATCTCATGGTCCCTGCCTGGACCACGGCGGTACCGGTGAAGCCGAACTCCTTGCTCTGGTTGGAATTGGCTGTTTCCCAACCGTTCGCATTGGCGGAGTTGGCCCGAGGGACAGTGCCGTTGGCGCCTACCGCGAGCCGCGCGACAGCCCCGCTGCCCGTCGCCGCATACAGGTCGCCCTTGGTGGTGACAACGGAGAGCGCAGGCGCCCCCACCATCGCCGCGGTAATGCCCGCGACGGTACCCGTGAACGTCGGGCTGGCCAGGTTCGCCTTCAGGGCGCCCAGCGCAGCTACGAAGGCCGTAGTGGCGAGCTTTGTCGTGTTGTCCCCCGCTGTCTGCGTGACAGCGGTAGTTCCCGTCGGGAGGGCCGGTGTCCCAGTGAAGGTGGGGCTGGCCAGATCAGCCTTGAGGTTCAAAGCCGTCTGCTGCGCGGTGGAGACAGGCTTGTTGGCGTCGCTGGTGTTGTCCACGTTGCCGAGCCCAACGTCACCCTTGGCGAGCACCACGACGCCGGTCTGTCCGGCGACGGACTGCACAACCCCGATTGCCTGAACTTCTTTCCAGTCCGCGAGGGTGCCGGGGCTGTCGGTGCTGAGGATGAACGTCTTGCCGTTGTCGCTGCGCAGGGCCACGTCCCCGCGCTGAGCCGTCAAGGCCAGCATGGCCGCCTGACTGGCCGCCGCGAACACCTCGGTGATGGCGAGGGCCGGAAGCTGCGCCGTCGGCACCAGGCCCCCGACCAGGTCGGCCTTCGCGTCCAGGGCCGTCTGGGTGGCCGTGGAGATGGGCTTGGCCGCGTCGGTGGTGTTGTTGACGTTGGCCAGGCCGACAGCCGTCTTGTCCAGTGTCTGCCAGCTCTTGTCACCGCGCCAATACTGCGCCGTGGTGCCCGCCGCGATGGTCGGTTCCTTGCCGCTGAGAGCCGCCGTGAGACCGCTGACGTCTGCCTGCGCGATAGCTAGGGCAGTCTTCACCTGCGCCGGTGTCCGGCTGGCCCAGGCGCTGGCTACTGCCTGGATCATGTTGTCCGTGGTTGCCGTGAGCCCGGCGATGGTGGTCAGGTCGCTGTCGAGTGGCTGCTTGGCCGCCAAGTCCGCCACTAGGCCGGTGACCTGGCTCTCGGTGAACGTCTTGCTGGCGTCCGCCGTGTTATCGACGTTGCTCAACCCAACCATGGCCTTGGTGATGCCGCTGACGGTGCCAGTGAAGGTGGGGCCAGCCAGGTTGGCCTTCAAGTTCAGCGCGGTCTGTTGGGCGGTGCTCACCGGCTTCCCGGCATCCGAGGTGTCGTCCACTGAGCCCAGCCCGATGTCGCCCTTCGCCAGCACCACCGTCGGGCCGGGGTTGCCGTTGACGCTGGTGACAGTCCCACCGCCCCCACCCGGTGTGACGATCTGGGTCCAGTCGCCAATCAGGGTCGGGTTGTTGCCAGTAATGACCCAAGTACCGACGGTGTCGGTGCGGATCGCCCAGTCGCCCTTCTGGCCGGTCAGCGCCAGCATCGCGGCTTGGCTACCGACGTTACCGAGGAACTCCGTGACAGCAATGGCTGGGATCTGGCTACTGGGCACGAGGCCGCCGACAAGGTCAGCCTTGCCCGCGAGCCCAGCCGTCGCGAAGGCGCGGTCTCCGTGCGGGTCGGCTGCACCGGTGTGCGCGGAGACCTTCGCAGTGGCATCTGCGGCGGCGGCGGCGATGGCGGTAGCCTGCGCGGCGTTCGCCTTGTTCTGCGCGCCGGTGGTCGTCTCTAGGGGCGCGGTATCGGCAACGCCGTGCACCGCGGTGGTGTCGGCGCTGTGTGCGGCAATGGCTGCGTCCAGTTCGGCGATGGTGACCCCGCCGCCACCACCGCCGAACGCGGCGTCGTCCAGCTGGTCTTGCAGGTCTGCCGTAACCCGCACCAGCGGACCGCCGTTCAGGGTCACCCAGACGGTAGGCTGCTCGTCGGGGAACCAGAAGTTCAGTCGCCCATTGGCGTCCACCACCACTTCGTCAACCGGAACACCTTCGGTGTTACGATCCCCGTCCAAGATGTCCGCCGGGATGATGCCCGTCTCGTCGGCGAACACCAGGGCCACCCGCCCCACCGCAGGGCGGCCGTCGGGGAGCGTGAAGTAGGCGCTCCCGTTGTCGGGGCCGAAGTAGCGGACCATGGCGACCTACTTCCGGACGAGGCGTGTCAGGATGATGTCCCCCGGAACCGTTTCGCTACCCGGAGTGATGCTCCGGTTCTTGTACTCCTTGGCCATCTTGAGCGCGTTGTCGATCAACGAGCCCATGCTCCGACTGGAGCCGCTTTCACTGACGTTGACAAGGCTGGCGTAGGTCGCTGCCTTGGCTGACCAGATCGCAGAGGCGGCCAGGTACAAGTCGGCCTCGCGGTCGACGTAATCCCCGATACGGTCGTCGGTCCAGCCTCCTTCGAGGCCGGGCTCCGCGACGTATTCGCGCACCTCTGCGATCTGGCCTGCACTTGCCATGGCTACTCTTCGTCCTCGTCGTCGTCTTCGTCGGCGTCGTCAGCGCGCAGGCGCTCGATGAGCTGCGCCTTACTGCCGTTCCGGGAGATGTGGTACTCCTCGTCCCGGTCTTCGTTCCGGCCGTCGATCTCCGTCTGCAGCTCATTCTTGCTGCGCTGCTCGTAGTCGTCGGTGGCCTCCTCGGCGCCACCCTGGCCGTCGACGACGGTGTTGTCCCGGACGTTGGCCTCTTCCTGCTCTCGAGCGATGCGAAGGGCCGTCTGCCGTCCGCGCAGGTCGTTGGCCTCGGCCTCCAGCTCGCCGATGCGAGCGGCCAGGGACTCCTCCGTCTCCGCCTCCGGCTCCGGGCCGGTACCGTGCACTTCATCCATGCGCCGAATGAGCGCGTAGTTACCGCGCTCCTCGAGGTACCTGCGGTCCTCGGCGCTGAGCGGCTCTTCCTCGTTGATCTGGCGGCTCATGCCGTCTCCTAACTGCGAAGGGGAGGGCGGGGCGGGCTCAGCTACGGGGAAGAGTCAGAAGCCCGCCCCACCGGATCAGGTGTACTGCGTCGGAGGAACGTATCCGGCGGCGACCTTGAGCTGGATGATGACCAGCGCCCCGCGGTGCCGGATGCCGGTACCGAAGGACCGACCGTAGTACGACTCCTGCAGCGGGTAGTTCGGATCCCGCCCCTTGAGCAGCACCAGCCCCCGGAACTCGGCGCGAGCATGCTCGCGGATGCCGATGGGGTTCTGGATGTTCTCCCGGCCACCGGTGGCGAACGCCGTGAGGTAGCCCGCCGGGAAGTAGTCGTCCTGCAGGATGAGGAAGTTGCCGTACCGCCCGAGCACCGTCATGCCTCGGTAGGTATCCTGAGGCTGACCCGCGCCCTGGTCGTTCACGCGCAGCGTGATCGGCAGGAGGAACGTCGGCGTGCCCTGCGCCGGGATGAAGTCGTACTTCGCGGTTCCGCCGTTGGCGATGCTGCGGAACTGCCGAATGACGTCGCCCTCGACCGGGTTGACGCACAGGATCTCGGTGTATCCGTTGCTGGCGTTGTACCCGTGGTGCTCGAGCTGCGTCATGGCGTCGTCGAGATCCCCCGAGTCGACCACCGTGGCACCACTCGTGAGGTAGTGCGTGTGCGTGCTGACGAAGGTGTTCGTGCGGTAGGTCGGCGGCACGACGCCGTCCGTCCCGTTGTACGCGCTGTAGACGGTGGCCTGGTTGTTGATGGCCCCCTGAATCTCGGCTGTCCGGTTGGTGTTCCGGTACAGCGAGCGCATGACCTCCTCGAAGATGAGGCGGTTGTCCGCCTCGAGGATGGCCGCGTTCACGCTGCGCACCTGCTCCGCGTCCGCGTCCCGGAGGAACTTCCAGGTGAACCGCACGCCGACGTCGTAGTCGTCGAAGCTGAAGCCCATCTGGAAGAAGTCGACGTCGGTACGGATGGCGCGCGGCACACCGAACTCGGACGACTTCTCGAACTTGGCAGCGTTGCCCACCTGCGGCACGCTCTCGACCGGCTTCGGCACGGTGTACGTGAGCAGGTCGATGAGCGGCTGACGCTGGGCGTTGAGCAGCGCCAGCGCCGCCTGGAACTCAGCCCACAGCACGTTCACGTCGATGCCGTCGGAGGTGGTCGTGATGACCGAGTCTCCAACAGCGTGGATGCCGCTCAGCGCGCTCGATCCACCGAGGGCTCCGGCCAGCAGGCCCAGGCGACCGCTGAGAAACCTGTCCCCGAGGACGTTGATGGTGCGCGGAGTGGTGTAGGCCAGCGGGCGCGCCGCGATGGCCGTTGCCGGGATGACCAGCCGGGGCCGGTTGAGGGTTGCGAGACTCATCAGGAAACCGCCCCAACACCCAGACCGCAGCGGACGACCAGGCGGTCGGCCTCGACGGTGAACCCGACGAAGTGGTTGAGCAGCACCGTCGTGGCGATGCCGGAGCCGTCCGCCACCGCGTAGTATCGCTGGCCCGCCACGGTGCCGGTGACCTCGACGATGTCACCGAACTGCATGATGTCGACGACGTCGCCCGCGTAGCGCTTCTTGGTGAGGCACAGCACGCCGACGAAGCCGGACTGACCCGCGGTGCCCTTCACAACCTTGCCGGTGGTGTTGAGGCTGACCGGAACGATCTTTCCCAGGTCGGCGTCCAGCCAGTCCGCGTTCAACGGCGCTCGGGTTCCCGAGATGTCGGGAACGTACTTGTCGTAACGGGCCATGTGCGGTCCGCCTCCTCCTTCGATTAACGGCGTAGGGCGGAGTAACGGTCCCGGAGCTGCTGCTCCGTCGGTCCGTCAGCCGTGCCCTTCTTACGCCCGCTCCCGGTCGTTGTCCCGGTCGTCCCCTTGCCCGCGCCTGCGCCCGAGCCCGAGTCCTCTTCGGTGTTGTTCTTCACATAGTGCGGTTTGGCCTTGGCGAGCTTCTGCAGGGCCGTCTTCAGCTTGGCCTGGTCGACCTCGCCGTCCTCGTCCTGCACCCCCTCCAGCAGCTTGAGCCGGGTGGCCGCCGTGAGGGCGTCCGAGGGGTCATGCCAGGTGATTTCGTTGACGGAGAGGAAGGCGTTCTCGAGGGCCTGCTCCCGCACCTGCAAGACGAGCTTGGCGTTCGTCTCGGTGGCCTCCTTCAGCTTGCGCTGGGTGACCTCCAGCTCGCCCTTGTCCTTGTCTTCCAGCTCGCGAAGCTTGCGCTCGGCTTCCGCCGCCCGCTTGTCCGCCAACCGCATCTTCTTCTTCAGGACTTCGGCGTCCGCCTCAGCACCTGGTTCCTTCTTGTCCTTCTTGTCGTCGTCACCGTCGTCGTCGGCGTCCGCGTCGTCGTCACCGCCACTGTCGGTACCGCCTTCGCCATCGTCGTCCGTTCCGTCGGCGCCCCGACCCAGGTACACCGGGCGTCCGCTGCCGTCGACGAACAGCGGGAGGCCCCAAGGGGCCTTCGGGTCAACGAGTGCAAGATGGATCTTCATCGGTAGTAACTCCCTGCTGGATTGGTTGCCCTGCGGCTCTGCTCGCTAGGCCCGGAGCGCTCTGCTGCTCCTGTTTGGCCATTCTAACGGGGCAGCACTCAACGCGGGCACCCATCTTTCCAGGGTACCCGCGCTCTGATGTTCGAACTACTTCCGCTTCTTGCGCTTGGTGATGCCCGCGATGCGCTTCGCCGCCGCGTCACTCAGGCCCTTGCGCTTCATCGCGCCTGCCTTACCCGCCTGCCGTTTGGTCGGCACGGTGCTCCCTCTCGTACTCGTTGGGCGCGTACACGAACAGCCAGTCGTCGAAGCGTGCCTCGGCACCCGGCCTCAACTCGAACTGTACGCCGTGGTCGCCCCGCCGCGCCTCCCGGTGGTCGGCCCCGTAATAGGCGATGCTGTTCGGTATGCCACCGGGGAAGGCGTCACACGTTGGCACCGCCCCGCCGTCCTTGCTTCGCAGGTGTACGCACGCGACGCACTGGGTGGGCATCCTTGTGGTCATGACCTCTTGCCTTTGCCCTTCTTCTTACGAGAGACGTTCGGCAGCTTGGTGAGCTTTACTGGAGCCATACCGAACTTCTTCAACCTCTGAACAGAGCTGGTCATCTCACCAACACCTCCGCCTCGATGACCCGCGGCTTGGTACCGGGACCACTGTCCCGGACGACATGAAGTTTGAGACCGTCCTGCAGCAAAAGCTCCGCCTCTCCGCCACCCTTTTCCGTGGACAGCTCGATAGCCCCGACGCCCTTTGGTATCCGGAGAAGAATGCGAGCGCCCTGATCCCCATCCGTAAATTCATCTACAACAGACTCCTCGGTCGTGGTACTGAGGAACCTGTTCTCAGACCACTCTGCGCCAGTAAGGTCGTCTGACCAGTGCTCTCCGAACACCTTTCTACCGTCGCGCACACCTCGCCAAACCTGGACGGGGGAGGTGAGGCGGCTCTTCTCCATGGCCTGCCGGATAAGCTTGACAAGCCCCAAAACCCTTTCCGAGGGGTCAGAGATCTCGCCGCTCAGGTAATCGTTGATGTCCTCGTACTTGCCGCCACGATAACGCCTGAGAGCAGCCTCCTCCTCGGCCGTCAGCCCACCACGAGTATTCTCGGCGTTTACACTGGCTGGTGCTGCCGCTCGCGCGTCATTTCCAGTAGCAGGCTTGATTGACCTGTGCCTATCGTTGGCATGGTCCTCCGCTATCTCCTGCAAGATGAACCCCGCGTCCGTTATGTGCGCTCGAGGTGGGTCACCCAAAGTATACTCCGCCCATATCTCGGCAAGTAGCTCCAACGGGTTGCTGGCCCCGTACTTGCTCACGTAGGTGCTCAGCGCTTGCTTGTGCTGTTCGGTCCAATCGATGAGCGTGCCGTCCTCCGCATCGGTCATCTGGGGCAGGTGCAGCGCCCGGGCGATAGCCCGCCAGGTACGCAGGCGCTCGGGCCTGCTGGCGGTTTCTAGCCAGAGGTCGTGCAGATGATGGCCGTACTCATGGCTGATGAGGGCATCCAAGTTGTCAAACTTCTCCCCGCACTTGCTGACAAACCCAGTCTCCTTCTCCTTGCCGAAGGTCTCGTTGGCCGCACCGGTGAAGGCCCGCTCACTGAGCCACATCGTGTGAATGCGCTCATCGTACTCACCTAGCAGACCAGGATCGTGATGCCCGGTGTGCCCGACGGGGAACGGCGCCACCCTGTCCAGGTTCAGCATGCTCTTCGGGGTGTTGCTGGCCATTTGCTCGAGTGCTTTGCGGACGCGCTCCTTGCGGGCACCGCTATACTCCACGATACCGTCGATATGGTTGTGCAGGATCTTAGATACCTGGGGCTGCGAGGGAGGGGCTGGGTCGGGAGCCACTTTCGGCAGATCCGGCTTCCGTTGCAGATCCTCCTCTTTGGCGGAGGTAGCGACCTTCAGTTGCGGCTTCTTCGGTACCTGAACGACTCTCGCCCCTCCGAGTTGCTCGTCCAGATAGTCGTCATAGGTACCGGAGATCAGGTTGTCGAGGAAGGTGTCCTCGTCTACAACGTGCTGGGTGATGTAGCAGAGACACTGCGGATGCGGCTTGTCCGGTACCTCGCCACTCGGGAACACTCCAGTGCCCAGGCCCAGGTCTACCCGAGCCAGCAGCTCGCAGGCCTCCGGCTTACCAGGCTTGCTGGGCGGATGGCTGCCGCTGAGGTTCCACTCGACGCCAGTAGCCCAGGGCTCGTCAAGGCGCTCCTTGGCCACCGTGTGGAAGGCGTTGTTCAGTTCGGTACGTGCCAGCCGGATAGCTGCAAAGCTGACACCACCCTTGACGTTCGGGTCTATGAAGTCCCGGACTTGACGGGCTAGCGTCCGAGCGTCGGTCTGCAGGATGAGGGCCTTTCGTATCTGGCGATCCACCCAGCCTTGCGCGAGGGCCTGCGTCCGGTACACCTGTGTGCTGAGCGGGATGTTGTTGAAGCCCTTGGCGAGCACGTTCTTGAGTCCGCGCTTGGCCTGCTCATGCAAGCCCTTCTTCAGATCAGGCAAGTACAGCCCGTTCCGGGCCAGGTATCGGTCGATGGTGGTCTGCCCCTCCACCCCCGCTGCCGCAGCCCGCTCCATGCCTTCCTTCAGTACCCCGGACAGGTCGCCCCACATCGCGGACTGCTGGGCGCGCACCTCCCGAAGGATGAGCTGAAGCTGGGCAGCCTTGAGACTGGCCCCGGTGGTGTGCTTCTCCAGGAGCTTGGGGATGTTACGCTCCGCCTCCTCCGCGGCGTCCTGGAGCACCTGACGCATCTCGGCCTCAGTGGGCTTGTACGCCCCGAAGAACCGCTGTAGCGGCTCGGGCTGGGCCATGGGCCTACTCTCCCCTCAGAATCGATTCTAGCCGGGCTACATCGTCACGCAGACCGCGCACCTGGTCGCCCAACGCCCGCACCTCTCGCAGGACGCCCCTGTCGTCGGCCGCCTGCGCGGTAGCCATGCCGCTCTCAACGTTGGCGTACACGCTGGCCCACCACACCAGCGCTACCGAGTCCGTCAGGCCGAACACTTGCGCGAGTGCGCCAGCCAGCAGCCAAGTGCCCGCCCTCACTCGGCCGAACCACACTGCCCGCGGCGTCTTCATTCCGCGATGATGGCTCGGAACCGAGTATCGGCATGCGCCACCAGCCCGAGCAGGCGGTGCATTGGGGTGTCACTGTCCCGAGGAATGCTGAAGACCCGGGTGTAGCTGTCCCCGTTGTCGTCGAGGTTGTGCATGGTGCCGAGGACCAGGTACTCCATCAGCACGCCCTCCTTCAGCGCCTCCGCCGGGACGTCGGCATTACACTCCGGCTCCTCCTCCTCGGCGTAGTAGGCCCGCCAGGTCTCCAGAATGGCCTCGGTGAGGGCGGTGTCTGCCTTGATCTGTCGCTCAGTCCTCGGCATGGCTGCTGGCCTCCTCGGCGTACCGGCGGGCGGGCAGGTTGCCCAGCGCCTCGATGACAGCGAGCAAGTCCACCACTAGCGGCATCTCACCTTCGTACCGTATCTCAATCGACTCCGGCACCGAGCCGTCCGTGGCCGGATAGCTGGCATTGATGGTCAGTGTCGTCACGGCTGCTCCTGCTGCTGCTGGCCGAATTGGTCCGGAGCGTTAGGGTCTCCTGCCCCGAGGTTGGCCGCGGCTTGCTCAGCGGCAGCCTCCTCAGCCAAGCGCTGCTCCTCGTCTTCTGCGAAGGGGACGCCTAGGGTGGCGAGGTACTCCCGGCCGGTCTTCTTGCTCATGAGCCCGGCGACCGCCAGCCCGCTCACCTGAGCGATGGCCTTGTCCACGTTCGGCGGTACTTTGGCGCCCAGGACCGGCAGCACCTCGGCGTCCGTGAAGTTGATCTGCTCGTAGGCCGGGAACCATCCCTGCGCCAGGTCGTAGAACATCTGGGTGTGCACGTCGGTGATGTGCGCGTCCGCCTCGGCAGCCTTGGTCAGCATCGGACCCAGCTCGAGCAGCAACGCTACGCCGCTCTCCGCCACCGAAACGTCCACCTTGCCGATGGCCACGTCCGGGGTTCCGGAGGCCTCTCGGCAGAACTGGATCAGCCGCTCGATGTGCTCGCCATACGGGGTAAGGCTCCCGATGCCCTGCACTCGCTCGAGCTTGGTGCCGCGCAGGATGGTGCCCGGGAAGAGCTGCGGGTCCACCACATCACCGTTGGCATCACGGAAGGTGCCCGCACTCTCGGTGTAGTAGACGCCCAGCCCCTCGAGGGCGAGGGCCATGTCGCTGTCGCTGACAGCCTGCGTGAGGGCGGCCAGGATGCGCTCCAACCCACGCAGTTCGCTGGAGCCCCAGGGGTTCAGCGGCTCAGTGCGGTTCTGGATGTGGTACACCGGGAAGGCGGTGATGGCCGGGTCCAGCAATGTCGGCGCCAGCACCACATCCGTCGGCTTGCCGCCCTCCAGGAACCACTTCTCCTCTTCGAAGATGAAGCAGCTACTGGTGATCTGGGTGCTGGCGGGGTTGAGCCGCTCGTAGGTCTGACGCCGTACGAAGGGCTTGCCGTCCGCCCCTACGATGCGCTCGGCGATGTGCACCTTGACGATGCGGTCCGGATCGCCACCAGGCTCCAGGTCGCTCTCAAATACCGGGAAGTAGTTTCCGGGGTGTACCGGCAGGATGCGCAGGCGCGAGCCCTGTGGCTTGTTGGTGTCCGCCGTGACATGCCACAGCCAGTCCCCGCGCACCAGCCCGAAGCGCTTGTTGTCGTTATACCGGCTGATGATGCGCTCGCGCCGAAAGAGGCTCGTGAAGGCGAGGTTGGCCGCCTCCTGGCTGGCGGGCGTACCGACGTCGCTGCTCACCTGGAACGTGAAGCCCGTCCCGACGTACCGGTGGGTGGCCTCGACGATGGTGCGGGCCTCCGGGACGAAGATGGGCTGGGCGTCGTCGGTGCCCCGCATGATGAGCCGGAGGTTGGTGTTGTTGTTCCAGTACAGCGCGTCGTACTGATCGTATGCGAGGACCCGCTGCTGGTCCACCGCGGGCACCCAGGAGGGCTTCGCAGTGATCAGCGCAGCCACCGTGCTCCACGGCGTCTGGACGACGGCATCAGCCATCTACCTTCTCCTACCTCTTCCGAAGTTGACCTTGCTGACGACCGGCCCCAGCATTCCGGCACCGTACCCAGCGAAGAACCGCCCGAGGGCCTCGGGGGTGTGGTTGTCCTTGTCCTGCGGTTGCTCCGGGCCTTTGGTCTGCTTGCGCAGTTTGGGCCAGCTATACGCGTCCATCTCCCGGATCATCTCGACGCACGAACGGTCCACCAACAGTTGCGGCGCTCGCTCCGCGTGGCCCCACGGCAGGTGACGGTTCCGCTGCTTCAGGGTACCCTGGATGGCTCGGATGCGGTCGATGAGCGGCCCACCGGTGGAGCCGCCTACCGCCACCTTCCAGCCCTCGCTGAGCGTCTTGGTGGCACCGGGGTCCTCGGGGTCCGGGAACAGCACCTTCGCCTGCGCGACGAGCCGCCCGAGGCGCTCGTCCTGCAGGACATCGTCGCGGAACTGGGTGTCGGTGCGCTGAGTGCGGTAGTACTCGGCTATGACCCGGATGTCGCCGAACGGCCCGACCTGGATGAACAGACAGACATTGGGATGGGTGTATCCGTAGTCGGTGGCCAGGAACAGCGGCCAGCCGGGCACGTAGGGCAGGTCGCGTACGTGCACCTCCTCGTCCCAGTCCTTGAACACCCGCCCGACCATGTCGCTGAAGTTGCACTCGATCTCCTGCCCGAAGGCTTCCGGCGTCAGGTCCACCGCCAAGCTGATGATCTCGTTGTCCACTTGCAGCTTGCGCCGCATGAGGTCAAGCTTGTTGGTGTAGCCCTCCTCGATGAGCTCCTTCAGCTGACGCACGCCTTCCCGAGTGGTCTTGAACCGGTACACGTTGCGGTTCAGCCAGGCTGGCGAGCGCCAGCTCTCCCACTCGTGATTCTCCGGATCCTGCCCAGCCCGGTACAGCCGGTAGAACCAATTGCGACCCTCGGGGGTGCTGTCCCACCAGGTCTCCCCGTCGAAGTCCGCCAGCGTGGGTCGTACGAAGCGCTCCCACACGCTCTCCTTCATCTTAGCGGCCTCAGTCATTACCGCGAAGTGCAGGCCCTCCCCGACCAGGCTTTCCGGGTGCGCGCCGCTCTTGACGCTGACGATGAACGAGCCCTTCCATAGGCTCACCGTCATTTCCTGCTTGGTGTAGTACGTACCAGGCTTGTCGAACGGAATGCTCATCCGCCGGCAGTCGTTGTAGAAGGTTCGGAAGAGCTTCTCGCCGTCGGTGTAGTTGGGGCCTACGATCCAGCCCTCGTACCGGATGCCCAGCTCGTCCAGCATGTTCTTGCTGCCGAAGGCCTCCACCGCCCGCGGCATGATCTCCCTAGCACTGGCTATCGACTTGCCCATACGTCGGCCAGCGGCGTTCACGCGGTGCCTGGTGTAGCTGGCGTGAACCTTCCGCTGGCCGATATGCGGGTGATACTTCAGGCTGTCCCAGAGCACCCCCACGTCCACAAGCGCGGGCGCAGTCATGCCACCATCCTAGTGTCCAGCGCGCAGCTTCCGCGTGCGGGACGCCTTGCGGGCCATGCGCACCCGCTTGATGTGGCTGGTGCCTGCATTACTGATGCGCGCCGCCTTGGTCTTGCTCATGCCCTTGCGCCGGAGCGCCTCGTACACGAGCGGGCGCTTGATGCTCTTGCCGTGGTTATGCCCTGGCATGCTCCCCTCCTGTCAGTCATCCTTGTCCTCTTCCGGGTCCAGCCTCCTCCGGCGCTTGGCGTACCGGTCACTGCGAGGGGGAGGGCTGGCTGGGACGCCTTCCTCCCGCGGTCGCAACAGCCCCTGCGTCAGCAGCCCCTGCCACGGTTCGTCCGCCGTGACGTGCACCGTCTTCGGTACCGGCCCCATCACGCGCTCGATCAGGTACACCAGGATCTTCGCCCGATCCTTGCCGTCCATCCGGCCGATCTTGCTCAGGTCGATAAGCTCGTCCACGGCGTCCAGGAGGCGCGTCTGCACCTTCTCGTTGAAGCGCCGCTGTATCTCCCGAACGCAGGCCAACTGGAATTGCCGCGGCACCAGCGAAGGAGGTCGCCCCTTGAAGGTTCCGTCCCTGTCCTTCAGCTGAGCACGAGCCAGCTCCTCGGGGTCCAGCTCCTCCGCGAACTCGTCCCAGGTGTACTGGCCCGCCTTCACCTCGGTAATGATCTGCGACCAGCGCTTGCCGAGACGCATCGTTATTTGCGTTCGCGTGTCCGGCTGAGTCTCCCGCAGGGCGTTCATCACTCCTCCGCGCGGTACCGAAGCGCGTACTCGGCCCTTGCGCGGTGCCTTCTCCGGCTCCGGCTCTGCTGCCGCTGCCTTGCGCTTCACCATGGCCTATATGCTACCCAACGCGAAAGGGCCGAGCGTTTCGGCTCGGCCCCAACCCACCCCCGTTTTACCGACGCACTTCGTAGGGCACCACTTCATACCGCAGGTGCTCGGCTGGCCTCTCCAACAGCTCGTCCAGCTCGGACATCGGCGCCCGCAGCCGGTACACCGTCATGTCCACCCGCTTGATGATGCTGGGCATGAGGATCGGGTACAGCAACCACGGTTGCATGTACTCGAGATCAGTCCCGGAGGGGTAGGGCGGACCGTGCGGGTGGGTGTGCCAGACGGCCAGCACTTCGAGCCCCACCGCCTCCACCTGATCCCATGCCGAGGCCTGATCGCTGGCGTCAAACTCGTAGTTGGTCTCCGGCCGCCGATGCACGTTCCGAAGCTGAGCGGAGGCCTCCACGGTCGCCTCTCCGAGGCTGTTCACCCTACCGGCCAACACCCCACATTGCTCGATGGCGCGCGTTGCCTGCGTGACCTCCACCAGCTTCGCCATGACCGTTGGCCCCAGCACCAGGCGCCCCGCTCTCACAGACTGTCCTCACCTTTATACCCAGCCCGCTCCGCGTCCCGAAGCGCTTCCTCCTCCGAGTCAACATCGGCGTTCGCTGGATCGCTGTAGTGGTGCCAGTTCCGAAGCTTCTCAGCAGCGGTTGGCTCGTGAGGTGGCGGTTGCTGAAGCCCGCCGAACCCTCCGAACTCGCTTGGTGATGTAGCCACTGGCCTGCCCCTCTCTCGAAGATAGTCGGCTCGTCTGTACACAATGAACTGATACTCTGTCTCCCTTACTACTATACTACTCTCTCTCTCTCTCTCTCTCTTGAGATATCGTAGTATAGGGACTACTCCCCAAGGTACGAAGCGATAGGCCCCCGCTGACCCTGATAGTGTGACCCAACTCCCGGCGCGCCGTACAGCCGTTCGACGGGCTGATCCACCCACATGAACATGACCTGGGCGATCGCCATCCCCCTCCTCATCGGCAGGCTCGGCATCGGTAGCAGGTTGGCCAGCTCCAGCGTGATCTGCCCCTCGAAGCCCGGGTCGATCAGCCCCGCGCACTCCACCTGCAACCCGGCCCGGGCTACCCCGGACTTACCAACGACCAGCCCCACCACGTTCTCCGGCATCCGAAACACTTCCTCGGAGCACCCCAGCAGGAAGCCGCCCTCCGTCATCGTCACCTCCGACCATCTCTCTACGTCGGCAACCGCTCGACCGTCCACCCAGGCGAGCGACTCCAGGTGCAGCTCAACCGAGACGGGCTGCACCTCCAGTACGCCACCCGGACGCCGGACCAATCCGACGGCCTCGCTTAGTTCGCGGATGGTTCGGTCGCTCAGTACGCTCATCTAGCCTCTCCTGCTCCATTCGGCACACCTGACTGCAGAACACGTTGGCCCCCTCGCCAACCAGCACCAGCACCAAGGGGCGCGCCACCTCCCGTAGGAAGACGACGCACCCCCAGCGCTCGCACTGTGCGGGGAGCCGAACCTCAGCCATCGACGTCGGGGTGGTTGGCTTCCCTCTCCTTGGCCGCCTTGGCCTCCCCCGCCGACCCCGGCACCATCCCGGGCGGGAAGCGCTCCGACCACGGGACGTAGTTACTGGCGTCCGGGCGCTTGCTCGGCACGTCCATATCCACGAAGTTCGGTAGGGCGTCCTCGATGTTGCGCCCGGACCGGAACCCGAACGACTCCTCGGCGAAAGGCACCCGACCACCCGCACTGGCGATCCAGTCCTTGCGCGTCGTGATCAGCTCTACAAAGCTGGGGTGCTCCTGTCCGTCCGGCTCCCCGGTCAGCAAGTCGAGCATAGCCAACGCGCTCTCGGCCTCCAGCTTCACGCGGTACAGCTCCTCCCCGAGCCGCCGCACCTCGCTGGTCAGTAGCTCCCGCCACTGTCGGCCGAACTCCCGGTACTCCACAACGCGCTTCAGCTGTCTCCGCAAGTCTCCGGTAGCCAGCTCGAGCCGCGCCTCCGCCATCTCCGCCCTCGCAGCCAAAGCCGACGCCCGCTGCCGCTCATCAACCGCGATGTCCATCAACTCTTCTCGGCTCAGCTCGTCAAGCCGAGCGGTAGGCTTCGGCGTCTCCTCCGGGGTGCTGTCCATTCCGTACCTCCTCTAGGAACCTGAATGCAGTTGTCCGACTGTTGATGCTCCCCAGCGCCGCCCCGCTCATGGTCAGCAGCCGGGACATCCGATGGTTGTGGTAGCTGTCGTCCTCAAGGGGATTCTGGGTCATCAGGTGGTACTCCGCCAGCGCCTGCGCCAGGCACCAGACACCGAAGCGCTCGGACTCCACGACCTGCTGAGCCAGCATCCGGCCCGGGATCAGAAAGCCACCGCGCTGAACAGGCGTCAGCTTAGGGATAGGTGGCGCCATCACTCCTCCTCGTATCCAGCCCGCAGCCGTACGACCTTCTGGTCGCTGAACCTGCGGCAGTACACCAGGGCGTGCTTGAGCGCCGCCCTCCCGTGCTCGCGCCCCCGTTGCCACAGACCCCAGAGCCGCAGCCTGTCATCGCCGATGGTGTTCATGAGCGAGGGGTCCTGCTCTTCAACCGGCAGCGGGAACTCCGGCCGCGGCGGGGCGAACCTGTCCGCCCACACTGCGAGGAAGCGGGCGGGTTCGAGCAGCTCCGGATCCTTCGAGAGCATCCGCAACGTGAACCCCTCGTGTACGCACACCATGACGTCGCCCTCGTCCGCCAGCTCCTCGTACGCCGTCCGTTTCAGGGCCAGCGCCCGGTCCACGTTCGCCGACGTACTCCCTTCTCGAAACTGTCCGGTCGAGACCTGCATGTAGGACACCGAGCCCACCTGCCCCAGCTCGAGCAGGCGCTTGATCGGTACCCGCACGATGGCCCATCCGCACGTCACCCCGGGGTCGATGGCGACGATGACGAGCCGCGCGGCGCTCATGCTGCCCGCTTGCAGTGGTCGCACATCAGCATGCCCTTACGTCGGCGCAGCGGACCGCCGCACACCTCGCAGTGCGGGGGCTTCTTCTTACCTCGGATGTGTCGGCCCTTGCTCACCGACGCCTCCGCACGAACAGCTCGCCCTGCAGACCGAGCCACCGCCGGTTGTACCCCGCCGCGGCTCCCACCATCGCAATGCCGACGCAGACCAGGCTTATCCCGACGCTGGCGCGCCCAGACCCCCAGAGCGCCCCGCCAATGGCACTCACGATGGTTGCGGCCTCTACGGCCGTCCGGTAGGCCTTGGGCCACACGGACCCGCGGCCCAATGAACTACGCCCTCCCCGGCGCATCAGTCGGCCTGCGTCAGGTCTGTACGACGCACCGCCTCGGCGCCACCCGTCATAGACCAGCCCCAGTACGCCCCCGACCCATCCCGACCGAGGTGCCCGCCGAACACGGCGTGCCAGCCGTCCAGGTTGGCCGTCGGCAGGATGCAGCTCAACGACCCGTCCGCCGCCTCCGCCGCGCACTGCCCGCCCTCCGGCAGCGTCACGATGATGGGCTCTTCGCTACTCATGGTCCCCTCCTCCTATCCGATGGAACAGTTGCACCAGCACATCGATGATGAGCCCCACTCCGGCACCGACCACTACTGCGACGATCAGCACCGCTACTGATCCCCAGATCACGTCCGCGCCGCCCCCGGATCCGCCGCCCACTCCCGGGGTTCGATGGCCTCCACTACCACCTTGCCGATAGCCCCCGGGACACCGAAGTCCAGCGCCACCGCAGGCAGGTGCCAATCCGAGGAGGGCCGCCCCAGGTTGGCGTTCTGCTCGACGCGCGCCCGAATACTGCATCCCCGGTCGAACTTGGCCATGAAGCCGCAGGAGCCGGTCTGGTAGCAGTGCGGCCGGAGCTGCTCGGCGATGAGAGCGAACTGCCAGCCATGAAGAGCCGAAGGACCGGCCTCTCCAAGATAGTCCTCCGAGGCTCCGTAATCGCGGAGGGCCTTGGCGACCAGCCCGAACATCTGGCGCCAATGGAACTGCGCCTGGGTGCAGGTGCGCTTGCCCGCTTCGATCAGCAACCCCTTCAGGTTCACCGACCAGTAGTAGCGCGTCGTCACAGCGTGTGGCAGCAACCCGCGGGCCTCCTCGGCGGGCATCCCCGCGGCCACCAGCGCCCCGTAGGCGTCCTCGCCCGCGATGAGCGCCTTACGCCACACCCGGACCATCGGGTCGTCCTCCGGCAGGCCTGCGAGGTAAGGCGGGAGGGGGATCTCCTCGGACCAGTCCTCTTTCACCGCGAACCGCAGGCTCTCCTGCGCGAAGAAGGCTTGCTGCTGCCGCACCGCCTGATGCGTGAAGGCGCGGTCCACACCCTCGACCAGGAACAGGAACTGCACCGCCGACAGCGCCCCGTTCAGCTCGGTTTCCAGCATGTCCGCGAGGGCTTGCCGCCGCTGCCGATCCGTCAGCTCCGAAAGCGACCGTGTCACCCGCCCCTCGTACATCCCGCACAGCGCTGCGACCACACCCAGCGGGTCCGGGGTGGCCATCAGCAGCGTCACCGTCATGCGCCCACCCTCCGGCATCGGCTCGCTGCGATACTGCGCGGCGTCCGCCCAGGCCTGCACCTGCTTGCCAGGCACCGGTCGCCCGTCCATCCGCCATGGCTCGTCGGGCATCTCCTGGCGCTGGGCATCGGTGGGCAGCATGCAGTTCGCCCAGTCCGCGCACGGTGCGCCGCCGTGGGTGTGCGGGTCTCCTACGTACTCGTTCATCAGGCCCTCCTCGGGGTACCGCTGGCGTCGTTCAGCTCTTGGCCGCCGCCGCCCTTGGCCTCCAGGCGGATCTTACCGGCCAGCCGACCGGCCGTCTCCTCGAGGGCGTACGCCTCTCCGCCCAGCACCCAGCGGGGGTTATCCTGGAAGGACCACGTCTCCTTGTACGATCGGGAGGTTTCGACCTTACCGCTGGCGTCGGTGCTGCGCACCACGACCTCCACCTCGTACTTCATCGAGCCAGCACCTTGTCCTCGATGATCTGCTGGAGCGGGTAGCCCTGGCTGTCCTTGGCCAGGCCGCTGTCGCCCATGAAGTAGTGGATGGGCATCCCGCAAGCGGCAGCGGTGTTGTGCTCCTGGCGGGCGCCGTGCGAGCGCTCCCAGCCGGGCATCATGACCACTCCGTCGCAGCCGAGCATCTGCACTATGTCGGCGCGCAGGTGGCAGGACCAGGAGTGCCCATCGGCACCCCTTAGCGGGTCCGTCGGGCAGGCGCCGGAGTGCTCGGGGGAGATGTCGTGTGGCAGCACGGGGTCGCCGCCCGCCATCCGCACCAGGTGGGCGTACTCCTCGAACATCGGGCGGTTGGCTTCGGGCCGACCCGCGATGGGGCCGGACACGTAGATCTTCACTTGTCACTCCAGGGGGAGGAGGTTACCAAACGATGAGCAATAGTACCCAGGTGCCCAGGGCCACTAGCGTGCCCCAGATGATGTGCTGCCCCAGCCAGTACGACCGCTGCCGCTCCGACTGCTGGCGCAGCGGGCAGAGGCCGGGGCCGGGGCACATTACGAGACCGACGGTAGTGGGGCTAGGGGTGCGGGCGGAGGGCTCACCTGAGCCAGCAGAATGAGCCCGCCGCAGCATAGGATCATGAGCACTACGACGGTAGTGCACACGATGAGGGTCACCTTCACCGCAGTCGACATGCCACCGATGGGCTCCTGCCCCTCGAACATGGGCCGCTGCATGTCTTCTCCTTTGGGTTGGGTGACCCCATCTTGCCATGCCATTACCGCAGGACCTACAGCTCCCCTGCGTCCAGTCCCCACAGAGTGCCGTTCAGGGCTATGCCACCCCACAGCACCTGATGCGCCACCATCTCAGCCAGCTGATCGGCGCTGAGGCCGTACTGCGACGAAACCCCGGGCATGCGGTGCATGACGGTTGCCCCACCGCTCACCCAGGCGCGCTCATTGACAGCCCGCACCGTGGCTTCGGTGTTCATGAGGCCAGGCTCGACGCCCCACACCACCGGCTCGCCCTTCCAGCGCCGAGCCAGCACCCGCACGGCCATCGAGAGCGCCGCCTTGCTGACGCAGTAGCTCACCGACGGTGAGCGCGGGATGCGCGCGGAGTTGCTCGAGATGGCCACGAGCTGCGACCCGGGGAAGGCGATGGTCTTGAACGCCTCGGCTGTCCGCAGGAAGCCCGCCACGTTCAGCTCGAAGTGTTCCACTGCCGAGCCAGCGATGTCGGTGGTGTCGTTCGGCATGTCCGGGTGGTTTGTGCCCACCGCATACACCACATGGTAGGGCTGGATGTCACGCATGATTCCGATGTGCTGATCCAGGGCCTCCACCACGTCGTACTCGTACTCCGCGTCGTACCCGTCGACCGACAGCCCAGCGGCGATCACGTTCCAGGCGGAGTAGTCATCGGCTTTGCTTTCGGCCATCTCCACCTTCAGCGCATGCACCAGCCGGGCGCCGAACGAGCCGGGCGCTGTCCCTACGACGAGGATGGTTGTCCGGCTCATAGGAACTCCTCTACGCCGTCTTCGTCGTCCATGAACTTTTCATCGTCGAAAGCTTCCATCTGCTCTTCGGAGCTGGGCAATACCGGCCCCACGGCGTCTCGCAGGTTCACGCGCGGCTTCAGCCAGAGCAGCGAGCCCTCGTCGCCCTGCTTCCGCCAGTAGCTGAACTCCCCGTATGTGCTAGAGCAGGACTGCCCCAGATCCCAGCCGTGTGCTCGCAGGATGGAACACGTCTCTTCGTACTCGAGGCCGTTGGGGACCTTGAAGCTGGCGTGCACGATGGCTGCGTCGCGCCCGCGGTCGTGGATGTCATACAGATTGTGCAGCGGGCTGAAGCCGTCCTTCATGCGTAGCAACTCCAGGCGCACGCCCAGCTCCGTCGAGAAGAAGTCGTAGCGCACCGAGTACCGGCTGGGCAACGGCAGGCACTCTACGACATCCTCGCTGCGGTTGAAGTACGTGATCCCACGATTGCCCACTCGGTACAGCATCTGCGCGAACCATTCGTCACCGGCCTGGCTGTCCGGCAGCAACAGGGCCACCTCGTCGAGGGCGTAGGCGTCGAGAGTGGTCTCCTTGAGCCAGCCGTTCGCCCGGCTGACGGTTTCCTTGACGCGGGTGTAGAGGGTGTTGTCGCTCTCTCGGGCGCCTACCCGGACGGTGGGTGGGCGAGCCTCCTTCTTGCGCAGGGACGGCTTCCTGATGGAATTGGCGGGGGATGGCATCTGATGCTCCTATCCGACGTTCAGGACATGTAGCTCGGTGGCGTAGATGGCTCGACGGTATTCGGCTCGCTTGTACCCGCGCACCAGCAGTAGGTCGCGGTCCGGGGCCATGCCCCAGATCAGGTCTTGGTACTTGGCGTACAGCCCTCCGTAACGGTGCACGGTGATGACGAGGGGGCCGGTTTCGTCCTCGCCGGTGATGACGGCATAGTTGACATACTCCGGCTCCCGTACGGTTTCCGGATCCAGCTCCTCTCCAGTACGCGAGCGGTGTAGCTCGTAGATGTCCTTCAGGTTGCGGTCCCGGACGACCCCGACCCAGAAGTACTCGCCACGCTTGGCTTCGTACGGCACGTCCTCGCTCCGGTGCGGCGCCATGAACAGCCCCGCGTCATCGGCATGGTTCTTCAGCCACTGCCGCACCCGACGTAGCGTCTTCGTCATGCGCAGAATGCCGAAGGGGTCCTCGTCTGCGCAGAACTCCTGGATGGTAGCCGTCTTGGCCGGACCGAAGCCCCTCATCTGCTCAAAGGCCTCCCAGCTCTGAGCCTTCAGCGTCTCGTACACGTCCGGCTCGTCCTCACGGTAGCGCAGCATCTGGTCGGCCAGCTTCTCGCCGATTCCCTTCACCTGCACCAGCCCAGCCCGCAGTGCGCCCTTCTCAATGCTCCAAGTGGCCTGCGAGCGGAGGGGGTGGGGCGGGAGGATGCGGATGTTCTTCGCATGCGCCTCCTTCAGCAGATCGAAGCCCTTCGTCTTCGGGTCGTACTTCTGCAGGCTGGCGCAATAGAACTCCAAGGGGTGGTGCTGCTTCAGCCACATGGTCCAATAGGCCAGCATCCCGTACGACACGCAGTGCGCAGCGTTGAAGGCATACGCGCCCGCCGTCACGAGCTGCTTCCAGATCCGAGCAGCCACCACCTCCCCGATCCCCTTGCTCGCAGCCCCGTCCATGAACTTGCCCATCATGCGGTTGAAGGCCTGCTCACCCTGCTTCTTCGATATCAGCTTTCGGATGAGCGCGGCCTCCTCCCAGCTGAAGCCGCCAACCTCGCGCACCACTTGCAGGATCTGCTCCTGGTACACGATCTGGTAGTTGGTGTGCTCGGTGATGTGGTCGATGACGCCCCCGTGGCGTTCGGCCTTCTTCTTACCGTGCTTCACCATGATGTACTCCGCCGCCGCACCGGAGTGCAACGGCCCGGGGCGGGCCAGGGCGTTGATGTCGCACACCTCCATGAAGGTGTCCGGTTTCACCTCTCGGTTCACCGAGCGCATGGCGCGGCCGTCGAACTGAAAGATGCCGATGACCTCGTTGCGTCGAAAGCCCTCGTACACTGCCTCGTCGTCAAGCGGCAGGCGGTACAAGAACTCCAGGTCCTTGCCGATCATCTCTAGGATGATGCGGATGACACCCATCGTGGTAAGCCCCAGCACATCGATCTTCAGGGCGTTGAGGTACTCGGCGTCCCGCTTGTCGATGCTGAGCACCTCACCGATCAGGTTGCCCTTGGCGTCGGTGCGCTGGTATACCGCCACCGAATCGGTCAGGGGCTGGTTCGCCACCACGATGCCCGCAGCGTGCACCGAGAACCCCTTGATGTTCCCCTCCAGGCGCTGGGCCTGCTTCAGGGCTGGCCATTGTTCGAAGACCTTTGCCACGTCGGGGAACATGGCGATGGTGTCCTCGATGGTGGCGTTGCCCCGCAGGTCGCCGGACGAGCGCTCAATGAGCTTGTCCTTCACCGCCTCCACTGCGGTGATGGGGATGCCGTGCACCCGGGCTACGCTCTCCAGGCTGTTCTTCCCGCGGTACATGGTGAAGGTACCGATCTTACCGACGCGCTCCCGGCCGTACCGGGAGACCAGGTACTCCTCGACACGCCAGCGCAGCTCATCGTCGAAGTCCAGATCAATGTCCGGCAGGTCATGCCGGTTGATGTCGATGAACCGCTCAAACAGCAGCGTTGGGAACTGCAACGGCTCTACCTCGGTGATGCGGAGCAGGTAGCACACCAGCGACGCCGCCGCCGAACCACGGGCAGGCCCTACCGCGATGCCGTTGTCCTTTGCCCACCGCACCATGTCTCCAACGACTAAGAAGTAATCGGTGAAGCCCTTGCTCTCAATGAGATCCAGCTCGTATCGCACTCGCTCCCGGTACCGCTTGCGCTCCCGCCCGGTAAGCTCGTTAAGGCCTCGGTACGCCCAGCCCTCCGTGAGCAGCCTGCGAAAGAGGCGGGGGCCGGGGATGTCGCTCGGGAACACCAGCTCGCGCAGCCGGGGTAGCTCCACCTTGCAGCGCGCGAGAATGTCCAACGAGGCGCCAACTGCCTGCGCGGCTTCCCGCCGCCCCAGCCCCGTTCCTCGCAGTCCCTTCAAAACATCCGCCGCGGACTTGTACGTCAGCTCGATGGTGGCTTCCCAGCCCTGCGAGGCAGCCTCGAGGGTGGCCTTGTTGCCGCCGCGAGCAATCGCGTGTAGGAGCGGGTAGATGTCCTGCTGCTCCGGCAGCGGGTAGTGCACATCACCCGTCGCCACCATCGGAATGCCCATCTTGCGGCTCAGCTCGGCATTGCCCAGGTTGAGAGCATGCTGCTTGGCGAGGGTGGGATGTGGCTGGATCTCGAGGTAGTACCGGTCGCCCAGCACCTCCCGCATACGGGCCGCTACTCGCGACGCTGCCTTGAGATCTGCCGCATGCTCGGCCTCGCCCTTGCCACCAAGCATCGCGGTAGCCAGACGCCCGCCCAAGCACCCGGACAGCGCGATCAGGCCGTCGCTGTGCTCAGCCAGCATCTCGCCAGTAGTGGTGGGCTTGTACCGGAAGTTGCTCCAGCTCTCCGTAACGAGCCGCTGGAGGTTGCGATAGCCCTCCTGCGTTGCGGCGAGAAGCGTCAAGTGGTGCTTGAGCTGACCGCGCGGATCCCCGCTCTCGCAGTAGGCCTCGTATCCGAACACAGGCTGCACACCCGCCTTGTTGGCCGCCTGCTCGAGCTGCACATGCGAGGAGATGTTTCCGTGCTCGGTAAGCGCGAGCCCCGGCTGACCCAGCTCCGCCACCCGCGCGACGTGGTCCTCGGGCAGCATGAAGCCGTCCCCGTCGCTGAAGGTGGTGTGCCCGTGCAAGTTGACATACCCGTCGCTCACAGGTACCCCTCCAGGTGACCGAAGCCCTTACACCAGTGCCGCACGAAGGGGAGCTTGGCCGTATACGTCTCATCGGCCCGAAGGACGATGGGCTCTTCGGCCTCGTCCCATATATGCGCCCGGTGGGCGGTCTCCTTGCCGCAGAACGTTGGCGCCTCAGCGGGCTCATTCTCAGGCAACAGCTTGCGCGGCTTCTGCCAGGGAGCACTCATGACAACACCGTCGCGAACACGATGGGGCCAGCCACCAGCACGGTGACCCAGAAGTACCGCCAGAAGTCAGGCACAGTCCGCCTGCCCTGCGCCGTGCACCGTGAAGCACTTCATGCACATCTGCTCGCGGTACGTCTTCATGTCCACGACAAGCATCGCGTTCAGGTTGTCCAGCGAACAACTCGACCCCACGATGTTTCCGCCCTCGCTCCACCTGACGGGGGTGCCCTTCTTGAACCGCTGCCCACAGTTGGCACAGAAGCCGTCGTAGTAGGCCTCCCACTGCTTGCTCATGCCAGCCCCATCACGTTGTCCAGGGTGCGCTCGAACTGCTTCACGCCCAACACCGCCCGCACTTCCTCGGCGCTCAGGCCCAGTGCCAGCATGGCTTCCCGGACGACGGTGTCAAGCTGCTTGCGCACCCGGCGCTCTACGGCCAGCACCTCCGGTGCGCCGCTCTTCATCAGCGTCGCCTTCACCGCCCGGTGGTTGCGCTTGCGGGGCGTTGGGGTGGCAGCAACCGTGACCATAGTCGTACCGTCCGCCATCACGACGGGTACTGCGAGGACAGGGGCTGGCGGGAGGGCTGCGTGCTCGCCGCTGTTCTCGAGGGCCTCCAGGAGCAGGCGGTGCTCCCGGATAGGCTCGGCCAGGTCGTGGAGGGTGTGCTGCCAGTCCTCGTCGGCCGCACCCCTCAGCAACCCTCGGCGGTTCTCCCACACCGTCGAGTAGAAGTCCGACAGGGTGTCAATCCACAACCACACGTACAGCGCCAGCAGGATCAGCGCACGCTGCAAACGGTTTACGTCACGCACTCGGCACCTCCAACAGTCCGGCGAAGTCCTTCACGAGGGTTGTCCTCATGGTCGCCCGATACAGAGCGACGGCTGGGTGATACAGGGGCATCAGCCAGGGCCAGCCAGCCACAGTCTGCCACTCGCCATGTACCTGAGCCAACCGCAGCGTGGGGTCCATCGCCTCTAGGGCGTGTCTCCCCAGCGTAACCACATACATCGGAGCCACCAGTTGCAGTTCTCGCTTCAGGTATGGCAGGCTAGCCCGCTTCTCGTCGGGGTGCGGGTCTCGGTTGCGCGGCGGGCGGTACTTGATGACATTCGTTACCCACACCTGCTCACGGTCCAGCCCGATGCTGCTGAGCAGCTCATCAAGCACTCGACCGCTGGGACCGCAGAACGGGCGCCGGAGCTTCTCCTCGGCAGCACCAGGCGCCTCTCCGATGAAGGCGTAGCGAGGCCCTAGCGCCCCGCGACCAGGTACGTACTTGGTGCCAGCCCGAAGACGTGCCAACGCAGGCGCACGGTCGATCTGGTACCCGACAGCGAGGCTGCGTAGCGCTATCCGACGCCCGTCCGCGACCATTAGAGCCTCAACTCCCTACGCCGGAACAGCATCGTGAGGTGCCCCAGGCGCCCGCCACGTGGCTCTTGCGCTCCCGGTACTGCCACACTGGCACCTTCATGAGGGCAACCTGCATTGACAGGCACAACCGGGGCGCTCGGCATGCAGTGCCGCCGCCGCCCGGACAGCCGAAGAGCGCACACCTTGAGCTATCTCACGATGCCCGTTGGCGGTCAGGTTGTTTACCTTCTCCAGGCGCTCGCTGAAGAAGTCTGCCGCTCGTGCGCACTCAGCGCTGATCACGCTTCCCCCACCGGTTGCACTCGGCGTAGTTAACGGCCATGAAGCCCGCCAGGTTGATGATGTCGAGCAGGGTTTCCCGGATGGGCTCCACCGCCTCCACAGCCTCTTCGCGCCCCACCTCGTCTTCAGGGTCGTTCCAAAGCATGGCCTCGAGGCGAGCGGTCTTGCTGAGGATCCGGGCCAGGTTGCCCATGTAGCCCTGCTTCCGCCAGGCGTCCTGGTACTGCTCGTTCTTGTGCGCGGCTAGCCGGAGAGCGTCTCCGACGGTGTTCCGCAGCTCCTGCAGGGGCATCGGGTCACTCTCGTTGTGGAACTTGGCCGCCCGGAAGTTCTGCGCGCGCTTGGCCTCGTAGTACGCCTGCTCCTTCTCCTCGTCGCGCTTCTTCTGAAGGACGAGCACCTCGTCCCGCTTGTGGACGCAGTCGTCGTAGTGGCACTCGCTGTGGTCAACCGGACGCATAACTGAACTCCTAGTTCTTCGGCTGGATGCCCAGCATCCAGGATCCGTTCTTCACGTGCTCGGTCAGGGTAAGGAGAGCCCCCTGGCAGGAGCCCTCCCACCAAGGCCAGGCCCCCCAGTGGTGAGTGTTGTGGTTGCGCACCATGAACAACGCCGGGATGGCGGGGTTCAGGCTTTGGGCCTGCGAGAGGAGGGCTGGGTCGTCGTCGAGCACGGCAGCCACTCGTTCACCATACTGACGCCGGAGGTCACGGTACTTGTGCTCGCCCATCAGCAGGGCGTCGTACGGCATCTTGTTCCGGCGCAGCCACTCCACCGTGTCCGGCTCGATATTGTCCATGTGCAGGTACGGTCGGGTCGTGCAGAGCACCACCCACGCCTTCCTTCGCAGGCCGACCAGCAGCTCGCGAGCCCCCTTGTAGACCGGCATGCTGCGCTTGAGCCCTCCGCGCCGGTATGCAAGCTTGCACTGCCGATAGCGGGCCTTGCTGACACCCATGTATTCGTTGAGCGGGCAGGATCCGTCGTAGTCGAAGTCACCCCACCACCGACTCTGGTCCCGCAATAGCTTCGGACCGGCCCATCCCCTGTCCCCCTCCGTGCCGTAGTTCGAGTTGGTGCCGAACCACTGCCGGGCGAAGCCCAGGAAGTGCTCGTGGTACCGGCCGAGGGTGCCGTCGATGTCGATGCCCACTACCGGATCGGTGCCGTTCCAGCTACGCCTGGTCATCGGGATCTACCACCTGCCACATCAACCAGTACGCACCGGGCGTCAGTTGCTTGACCGAGAAGATCGGATGGTCAGCCGGGCGCAGCTTGAGCCCAGCAGCCTCGGCCTTGGCGGACACCGCTTGACGGGTGACCTCCTGCTCTGCCTCACCCATCTGATCCCAAGGAGCACCTGCTGGCGCTCGTAGGTACAGCTGACTCACGGGTCCTCCTTCATCATGGCCCGAATGACGAGGTCGACGCACAGTGCACACACCCGGAACAGCGCCAGCAACAAGATGAGGGTGACGACAATCTCGAATGGCCCCATCACCGACAGGTACTTGCCCAGGTCCATCGGGCCGTTATCCAGCGGCGGCATCTCCCCTCCTGCCGTGGTACTTCGGACGGGTGACGTTGTAGGCCATCTTCTCCTCGACGGCTCGCCCCAGGTCGATGTGGTACTCGCCCGCCATATTGCAGACCCGAATGACCAGATCAGCCAGCTCGCTCGGAATGCCCACCGGCTTCCCCAGCTCACGCTCCTCGTTCTCTGGGTGCTGGCTCAGCTCATGGCCTCGATGCTCGTACCAGAAGTCCGCAGGTGCCAAGCCGTCGCGGTGCGCCTCGAACATCTCGCTGACCTCCGAGTGCAGAAGGGCGGCGTGCTCGGAGACGGCTCGGCCAACGCCAGGCTTGGTGAATCCACTGACACGAGCCTGCTCGGTAGCCAGTACAACCAGATCGTCAATGTCCATTAGAACAACCTCCGTTGAACGGTTTCGAGGGTGGCAAGCACCTCGTCATACACCTGATGGACCAGTACGCCCTTCTGCCACTTGCCGTAGCGCCCGACGTAGTTGACGTCCGGCAGGCAGGTGCAGTTGGTGGAGATTGGCTTCTCCACCTGGGCGACGCCCTCGAATGGCGGGCGCTTACCGTTGCGCCATGGCCACTCGACGGTCCCGTACCCGAACACCTGGCTGGTTCGGTACCAGCCCACGTCCGAACTTCCGTTGCACAGCACGGTGTTGTCCGCGGGTGGGCTGACGATGGCTCGCCGGTCCTCGCTGTCTCCCATCGCCCAGATGTACTGGGCGTCGAATTGGTGTTTGCGGTCGGCGCACAACGCAGACCGTGGGATGGTGCTGAACACGATGCCGTCTCGGGTGAAGTCCGGCATGAAGTCCGCCGCCTGCTGGCCGTTGATGACGGGCACATCGGCGATGTGTGGGCGCCAGCGCAACCACAGATCGTCGTATGTCTCGCGTAGATCCCAGGCCTGGTGGTTCTCCTCGACGTCCTCCGGGCTGACGCTGCCGTCGTACTCGCCGCCGTACACCTTCTCGCGGTACTCGGAGACGCTGCCTTCCAACAGGTAGCGCACCTCCACATAGTTGCCCAACGGCGTGATGCCGGGGATAGGAGCATGCAGGTACTGACACCCCCACAGCTCGCTCTTGCGCCGCTTGCTGAGCACGGTGACGGCGTGCCCCATGGTGGAGGCTGCCTGCGCGGCCACCAGCCCCGCGGGGCCACAGCCAAAGACGAACACCCGGGGTAGTGACGTCATCTCATCTCCTTGCCTGGTCGGGGGTACCGCAAAGCCAACCAACAGCATCGCCCTACAGCAATGCCACTGGCTACTCCAGTTCTCTACGAAGCTTCTTCAGCACGTCAATAAGCTCGGGCTGCAAGACGATGTAACCCCGGCTGCGCCGCCGCACCATGCGCATCTTGAGCAGCTCACCGAGGGCGTCCTGGCTCTGGTCTCGGCCTAGCGCACCGAACTCCTCGAAGTCCCGAACGCGGAAGTGGGTGTCCGCCATGACCTGAAACAACGCCTTGGCCACGCTCTCATGTCCAGCCAACCATCGCCGGACCGACCGCTTGTTCTTCTCCGCCTGCTTGCGGTTGGCGATCTCTTCTCGGCTGTACTCGGCATACCCGAAGGTGGCGACCCCGTACAGCATGTCAAGCACCTGCACTGCGCACTTGACGTGCTCCTTGGTGACCAGGAGCTGCTCGCCGTCCGGGCTACTGAACAGCCGAGCTGCTACCGCTACTGCGAGCCGGGCCAGCTTGATGCGCACGTTGGCCGCCTGCACCAGCGGCGGCTCCTCGATGTACCTGGCGCCGAGGCTCATGGCGCTCTGCAACACGAAGGCCTCCGCCCCGGGTTCCCACAGCACCTGGTCAGCCTTCCTGCTCCAGGCCCAGTTGACGAGGGTGCTGCACCGCCTGCGGTTGTACCGATGCTTGACCGACGGCGGAGCCTCACTGTTGATGGAGTCTGCATTCACATCCGCACTGGCCGCCGCCATGGCGAAGTCGAAGCGAGCGATGTCCTCCGGGTTCGGCACCAGGCCCTCGATGGCGTCGATGGCGCCGCGGCTCATGCTGGATAGCGGGCGGCCGTCCGCTGGATTGCTGATCCAGATGAGGCGGGTCCGGGCATTCGTCTCCTGGCTTACCACCTTGGTGATCTGGGCTCGGCCAGAGCTGCGCACAGCGCTCATCTGCTCCATGATGCCCTTGTCCTTGATGCCGCTCACCTCGTCGAGAATGACCAGGCGGCGGTCCTGCAGCGGGATGGTCCCCCAGGTGACGACCCAGTTGTTGGCCACCTGCTGGGCGCCACCCACCAGGCCAGCCAGGGTGGCCCCCTCACAGCTCTTGAGCACCCCCGATTGGTAGTGCTCGGTAAGCCGTAGGGCGGCCTCGCTCTTGCCGGTACGGGTGTCGCCCATCACGAGCAGCTCAAGCCAGCCCTTACCCACGTTCTTGCCGAGGAAGGGGAAGTCGAGAAGGCTATGCCACACCAGGTCATAGGCGATGTGCAGGTCGGTGCGGCCATGAATGTGCGTCACATTGGCGGCCAGGTCCTTAGCGATGGCCCGCAGCTTGGCCATCGGATCCTGTCCGGACTTGGTCTGGAATGCAGCCAGTCGGCGCCGTACGACGTCGGTCATGGTGAAGCTGTCAAGGCTGGTCTTGGTGGGCTCGCACTCCCAGCTCTGGAACACGCTGCGCCGGGATCGGGGGTCAGCCACGCTGGCTCCTTGAAACTTCATCACCTGGTTCACGGGGGTGTTGTGCGGACCGACGTTGTAGGCCCGTCGGCTTTGCTTCATGTTGCTGTCACTACCCGGATCGTCAACGTTCGGCAGCAACACCAGCTCCTCTACGGACCAGTGCCGCTCTACTTCCATCTCGGCATACGGACAGTTGGCCTGCACCCCAGCCTCCTTTCGAAGGAGGCTATCGGTGTCATCTATGGCTTTGTCCACCAGCTTCAGCAGGATGGGGTCATCAGCCCCGATCTCCATAGGCGTACTGCCACCGCTGTCATCGTTTCGGCACTTCTTGCACTTGACGCCCCAGGAGCCGGGCTCGCACAGGATGGTCAGCTTGCGCGGCATCAGGTACGGGCTCTGCACCCGCCCGCCCACCATCGCAGCTACCTCGAGCAGCTTTCCAGCGTTGTCGCTATCCATGCTGCTCTCCAGGTCAACAGAAGTTGGCTTGGCGTTGCGGGTGGATCTGCTCACCCGGCGCTCGCCCCAGACAGGGGTCTGCTCCAGCAGGCTCTTGAGGTCACGCTTGCCCAGACCTTGCGCCACGAAGAAGTCCGTCAGGTCCTGCTTGGCGGCCACCGGAAGGCGCACCACATGCACGCTCGCGGCCACCTTCTTCAGATGGTTGGCAACCTTCCGGCCACCCGCTTCTCCGGCGGGGTCGTTGTCATAGACGATGTAGACGTGCTTGCCGGTGAAGGCATTGCTCCACTGCTCATACCAGGTGCCAGACCCAGCAGTAGCCGTCACCGTGGCGAAGCCGTACTGCTCCCCGATAAGGGCGTCCAGCTCACCCTCGCAGACCAGCACCATCTCCGAATGCGCCAGGTTGTCTATCAGGAACAGGTTAGCCGATCCGTAGCCCGGCCAGTTGAGCATCTTGTCTCGGGTAGACCGCGGCTTGTACCGGCGCACGTTCACCAGAGAGCCATCAGCGTCCCGAACGGGGATCATATACCGATCTCCGTCCCATCCGATGAGGCGCCGCTTCAGTGTCTCATCGTTGAGCCCGCGCGCTTCGTGCAGCGGCTTCAGCAGCAAGCTACTGGACATCAACCGGTCGTGCCACTTCCGAATGTCTCCCTCGGTGGGCAACGGCGTTACCGGTTTGCCGCCGCGGCTCTTGGCGCTGTTGATGCTGCGGACGTTGCTCTTGCGTTGCCTGCGAGGGGAGGGGGTGGGCGGGGCTGTCTCCTCTAGTTCATCCTTCACCGCGTCGTACAACTCTTTGATGCTCATCCCACCGCAGCGGGAGAAGCATATGAAGACGCCCTTCTCAAAGTTGAAGGAAGCCGACGCCGTACCG